ACGGTCCCTAACGTACTTGTCTACAATTAGGTTCTGCGCTCTGAGGCTTTTGTCAACGTTCATTTGCTGACGCTGGTTGTCTACGTACCTTTCTTGAAGATCAAGAGCCAACTTAGGGTTGAACGTAGCGATACGTCTGATTACCTGTTCAGGGTCTTTGGTGAACCCCTGTACCGCCTCGCGCATGTTGCGGTCGTTGTTGTGCTTACTCAGCAAACCAGACAGGAAAATGTCTGCGATGTGTCCGAGAGTGCTTAGCTGGTGCGGTTTGAACGCAGGAGAAATCGAAAGAGAGTCGTCGTCTTCGCTGCCGATTTGAGGAACAGACTTAGCCACGTCCGAAGGATCGAAGTCCGTGTACTGATTGTCAGCGGGCTGAGGAGCAGACTGGCCTAGCATGGTCGGCATTAAACCACCACCTTGGTCTGGCTGAGGTACGGGAGCACCAGCTTGAGATGCGTCAGGAGTAGCCTGACTCAAACCAATTTGACTAGCGACAGCTCCGTTGTTGGCTATCATTCCAGCCAACGGATCGCTCATTAGCTGAACCATCGGGGTGGTGTCGTCACCCATCGCGATTTGAAGCAGGGCGTCTTTGTTAGGATTACCCATTTAGTTAAGCTCCTGCCGCAACGGCGGTAGCCGCAGCCCTAGTCAGTGCCGGAACCAATCCGTTCTTAGAGTTACCAGAACCAGAAGAAGTCCCTGTGCTGTTGCTGCTGGACGTACCAGTTGACAGACCTGAGCCGTAACCGAACGAGGTGCTGTTCGAGCCTCCGCTACCTGTGCTCTGGCTAATTCCACCAGCACCACTAAGGGCACCGGCCGAACCAAGACCGAGTTTGGCGTAGTCAAGAAGTTTGTCCATGTAGTTCCCGAGATATTGACTGCCGAGTTGCTGCCCGTACTGGGTTAACGCTTTGCCGGTTGCTCCGGAGTTAAACACGCCGTTAGCCGCAGACGCCCCCGAAAGAGCCTTCTGTCCTTGGTCAAGAATGAAGTTCATTCCCGCCGAGTTGGCGAACGTGTTGAGTGCGTCTGTGGGATTAGGGGCCGCAGGGTTGTATACCGGCTGAGGCGGCGGTGTCGTGGGTGCCGGAGGAGTCGTGACAGGGGGAGTCGTGACAGGGGGAGTCGTCACCGGAGGCACAGTAATCGGCCCGCCTCGAACTCCGCGAGGCTGGTGTTTAGTCAAATCACGTAAACTAAGCGGGGCTGTAGTCGTAACTTGTGGAGTTGCCGGAGCAGCCATAGTCTGCGGTACTGAAGGAATTATCGTGCCGTCAGTGTGAGGAACGAACAACTCAGGCCGCTTTTCACCTACGACGTAAGGCTGTCCTGCCTGAACGGGACCACCGGCAGCCCTGTACTGAACGTGCTCTCCGGTGTTGATTGGAACAGGCAGTCGCTCTCCCTTGCTCCCGAGTTCACCTGTGTCGTTAGGGCCGTAAGAAACAGGTACGTAACTGCCTCCGGAGGGAAGAGGAACCGGATAGGGATTAGGGGCCGGAGCAGGAGCGGCTGGTGTGCCCGCCATGTACCTCTTGAGAAGAGTGTTGATTATATTTCGGTTGGCTCCGCCACCACCACTTGAGCCGCCCGCATTAGCCGGAAGAACAGACGGTGCAGGAGGGGTGTAGTTGAAGGTGGACTGAGGCAAGCCGAGAAGAGCCCCGAGCATGTTGCCCGCACTGGAGACGTACCCCAGTGACGGAGTTAAAGCCGAAGCCAGCGCATCGTAAGACCGATTGGCACTGCCACTAGCTGAGTTTTGATTACTAGAACTCTGTGACGCCTGAACGTTGCTGTTAGACGACTGATTGGAAGACGTAGACGAACTGGTGTTCGTACTCTTCTGCTTTTGCTGACTTCCTCCGAAAAGGAAATTACCTACAGTACCCATTTTTGTTCTTCTTCAGTCCTTCTAAGAATTCTTTCTTTGTAGCTATGAAAAGCTCGTTCACGTCGTTGTTGGGAAACTCTACTAACCCTTGTGATTTGAAACCAAGTTGTCTACACGCCCACCGAGAGGCTTTGAGGTGATCTTTAATCAACCCTCTCAAACACTGTGCCCCGTGTTCCTCGAACAGCAGGCGGCACATTTCCTTACCGAGGTCGATAGCCTTTCGGCTCCTCGCTGACTGGTAGTACCAGTGTACGCTGTACATTCCGGGATACTCGTGCGTAGCCAGTCCTACGTTGTCTCCCGAGATGAACATTATGTTGTGCGGGAGATTCCACCAAATCTCTAAATCACTGACTGGAACGAAGTCCCTGTTGCATTCGGTGGCTTCAATCAACAAGTCCCAGTCTTTTCTGGTTTCAACCTTTATGGGATTTGTCCTCCCTGAACGCCTCCACCGCCAGACGGGGCGTCAACACCACCGCTGGTCGAGCCGCCACCGGCAGCCGGAGTGGTGATCACACCACAGTAGTGTCGTCCCGCAGCAGCCCCCGGAAGAGCCGTGTTCGGGTTGGTCGTGGCGTGATAAACCTGAGAACCACCTGAACGGTTCGTGTCGTCGTAGTAAACGTAATAGGTTGTCGAGTAGTTCAGGCCGTTGATGTTACCGCCTGTGACGGACTTGGACGAAACGTCGGTGTACTTCCGTGTGTGACCGGAGACTGTAATCCTAGCGGCCGAACCCGTGTCAGAGGCCGAAAGAATCGTTCCCGGCGAGGTCCACGAGGTCGAGATGGAGTCGTTGCGGTTAACCGTATTCGCGGTACTCTGAGCTGTATCTGCCGTAGTTTGAGCTGCGTCGGCAGCTGCCTGAGCCGCTTCGATTTGAGCCAGCTGATCGGCCAAGTCACTTAGGATTGCAGTTTGCTGAGTCTGCAAAGTCTGAATGTCAGTAACGATGTCAGCGAGATTGTTGAAACTGCTTTCAATAGCAGAAGCGAAGTTGTCCCACCAGATGTGGAAAGCCATAGTCGGGCGACCGTACTGATCTACTAGTTCAGCCATTTCCTGAAAGCGCGGAAGAGTTAAACTCATACTCTGCCGTAGCCTTCGTTAGCCACAACTCCGGAAACTCTGAACGGAACCGGATCGGTAACGCGAATTTCAACCATCATCGCAGGAAACGAAAAGAAGCCCAAAGAACGCCACATCACGGACGTCCTGTACTTTCCTACAGCTCCGAGAGACCTTTGCTTCCAATCACTCCACGTGTACCCACCGTCTTTAGACGTACGGAGTTCTACCGTCGGATTGGAGTAGTCGCCAGTTAGATAACTTGTGTGGCCGGGATTGGTACGAAGTAGTACGCTGCTGAGCGGAGTGCTTTCAGCCGTCAGCGGCATTCCAGCTCGGAATCGACGCTCTAAGATTTCCCCGAAGTCTGCGTGATCGTTACTCCACTGGATCAACCGTCCGTCAACTCCCGAACCGAATACCCCGTTGGCGTAGCATCGAGGAATCCAATTACCCTCCCCGTAACTCTCGAACACACTCCACTGGCTCGCCGTAGAAGCGAACACCCAAGTGCTGTCGTCAAGAGTGACAGCCAAGAACTCTGTTCCTTCTAGATGAAAAGACCACAGCTTAGCAGTTACACTGTCAGTAATCTTCTCCTCTAGCGAGGGATTAGAGATGACGTTGTTGGCGTCACCTACACAAATCTGATTGTGGTTGGTAATCCAAGCGAACGTGCCTTTGAACAGCGACGCACAGCCTGTGTCGCGGATGCCAACCTGAAACGTACGACCTACGAGAGGTGTGTACGGAAGATCGGGATTACTGGAAGACGCGGGCCAGAACTCAACAGTTTCCGTACCGAACAGCATCAAGGTGTCACCGAGAAACAGACACTCCTTGAGTTTATCCGGAGAGTTCTCGGCCGTGGCGAAGCTCAACGCACCAACCGTGGGATCGAGGACGTTGCTCCAGTAGAAGTGTCCGGTCCCGCTGTCGATTACAATTAATCTGCTGGTGCCCACGCACAAACTGAGAACGTCAAAGCCATCTGGCGTAGTCACGTCTGTAAGAGTGGTTCCGTCGTACTGCACAGCAGTTAAACCGGCAGTGAAGAAAACTCTGTTCTCAAACCCTGCAATGGCAACAGGACCGGTTCCGGTGATGCTGCCTAGGCTGGTAGAACTGGAGTAAACCTGTCCATCTGAAACAGCAAACATTTGCCCAGACAGAACACCGTCAATCTGGAACAGCCCTCGAACAGGGCCGTTTCCTAGTACGGTTCCTGTCTCCTCTAGTCCGGGGCGGGACTGAAGGGCGGGGTTTGGTTCAACAGGGACTTGTTCAGCGAACATGTTAACGAGAGGGATTTTAGGGAAATTGCCCCTATCCCTGTCGTAGTTCGAAAGTCCGTATTGAAGATCAGGCAAGGTTAGTTATCGACCTTTTGCGAAGTTACTTAGATCGTTGGAGTTGAAAGCCCAGTAGGGATTACTCGGCAGTCTGGTGATTCCGTCTTCGGACGAAACCTCTTGTTCTTGTCTGTACCGAGCCCGGAACTGTCGCTTCATGCGAGTTAGAACGTCTGACACTTCTTGCGACGTCTGCGCCCCGTATCTCGGGTTAAGGCGAATGGCCAGAGCCGTGGTCAGGAAGTCGTCAAACTCACGGGGAAGTGGGCTGTCGTCTCCGAGGGCGAGATCAACTACAGGTTTCCAGTCGCCGAGATCAGCTCGGTAGAAATACTCTTTGTTAAGTGAAGCCGTGTTTAGCACAGAAGATGCAGCACCACCAAACAGTCTGCCGTTGGGATTAACAGTGACGTTGTACGTGTTGAGGTTTCCTCGGCTGTCGAGGATTCCTAGTCTTGCCCCGTCCTTTGGATTAGGGTGAAGGTACAGAGTAACGGCTGCCTCTAGATTTAGAACCAGCCGGACGTTCTCCGGTACGTACACAGAGTTAATTACCGGAGACTGATCTTCGGCTATCGCATACGTGTTGGTTAGCCCTCCCGAGCCGTAGTTAACACTGACGAGAGGTTCACCGAGTTCGTTACCGAAGAAGCTGGAGTAAAGCCCCTGAAGAAGGTCAAGGCCCTCGTCGAGTTCATCGGCGTCAGGCTCTCCTCCGACTTCAATGATACCGGCCTCACGAAAGCCTTTGGTTACAAGTTTACGAATTGTGCTCAATTGTTAGGCTTCCTGATTAACCCGAATTACGTCCCACTTAGTAGCGTCAGAGTTGTAAACCATCTCCAAGTAGTGTGTTTTGTTGGCCACCGTAGTAGTGGGCAGAGTAACACCAACGGCCCGGTACTGCGTCCCATACGCAATTGTCTGACCCGTTCCGTTGTCCTTCAGACGAATGGTCAACCGTTTTCCACTAACTGCCGTACCTGTTGGATTGGCCAACGTGAGTGCCACCGCCTGCGCAGTCACCTTAACCAAATCGTTTCCGAAGGTCGGAGTAACTGTGGCAGCAGAAGCGACAGCCTGAACGCTCGGGGTAGTTAGGGGTTGGCTGGCTAAATCGAAACCGAAGAAATTGTTACCGGTAAGTGGGCTAGTTCCACCAACTGCGCCAGTTACATTGGTCGAACAGCCACCACCACTAAAGGTGTTACCAGTTGACGTCAGTAGGTTAAATCCGTAGCCCTGTCCACCAAGCAGTCCCGCTGCCGTGCCGTTGTTACTGATACAACCGTTAAACCAGCAAGTCGAGGCAGAACTGATATTCCAACCGTCGTAAGTTCCGTTCTGAGTGGTCCCGTCAACCCAACTGTTGTCCAGTGCAACACAACCAGAAAACACACAACGAGATGTGCCTCCGATAATGCTCCAACCGTGTTGAGTGTTTCGGGTTGCGGAACAGCCAGAGAAAGCCATTCCCTGAACGTTGTTAACTACGATTCCGCTGGTGCCATTTCGAGAAGCAGACAGGCCAGAGGCCGCCCCCAACCGCATTTCCTGAAACAGGAATCCAGCAAGCCCATTTCCTTTTGCCACGAGGCCGCTGTAAGTGCTCTCACGAGTCACATAGTCGCCAGCTGTGTAAGTCCCATCAAACGTTCCCTTGAATTGAAAACCGTTTGAAGTGTTGTTGTAAGAAGTGCAGTCAGAAATCGTAGAAGCAATAAAGCCGTCGTAAGTGTCGAAACCGTCTCCTGCATTTCCTTCTGAGTGGCATCCGCTGATTTTAGCGAACATCGTTCCGCCGCCGGTTTTAAATCCGTCGTAGGCAGATGAATTATAAGCTTCACAATTCAAGAATTCGCAGGCGGTTGCGAAGTTCATGTAGAACCCATACTGCCGACTGGAAAGAGAAACACAGCGAATCGCTTTGTTACGACAGTTGGTTGACTGAGGGGGAACGGGTCCCGTAACCAATGCAGTCCAAAAGATTACACTGTCAGTCCACTTGTCAAAGATACAGTCCTCAACAACACAGTCAGTGCAGTCTTTTAATGAAACTGCGACCTGACCGTTAGTTTGAAGAACGCTAGCTGCGATTTTAAAACCACTTAGTCGAATTCCGGTTTTACCAGTTGCAGAGAAAAGCTCGCCCGTTGGGCCAAGCCCGGTGCAGAGGATTTGAGTCAAACCCCTGATGCCGTAAATCTGGTCGTAACTTTCAAGGGCGAAGTTTGGAGACGCCTGATTGATCGTCAGGGTTCCGGCCGGAAGCATCAAGGGCTTCTTGGCTGCGCGGGCTCCGGCAATGGCCGTAGTCAGGGCTGCGTAGTTGTCAGAAGAAGACGAAGAAACCCCGTAGTCCTTAGCGAAAACAAAACCAGTCTCAGACAAGACGCTTAGGTTATAAGGATCGGTGTCCTGAATTTCTCCAGAGTAAACGTTCTCAATGTAAAGGCGGACGTCTCCGGAATAACTGGTGTAAACGGTAGGAAATTCAGCCCCCGCCCCTACCGTAAACGGATTCGCCATTGGAGTTGCGTACGTAGGATCAGAGTAAATGTTGACGTGCGTGGTCGTTCCGCTTTGATACACGTGAACAGTGGCTCCGTCAGCAATGCCGTCGGAGTCAATAATTCGATTGGGGATGTAGATAATCTTCAAACGTAAAACTCCTTAGGTCATCACGAAGTTGCCGCCAGAACCGGCATTTGTTACAGTAGCTCCTGAAGCAACGGCAAGCGCGCTACCACTCAGGCTTACTAGAGGCGTTCCTAGATTAGTGGCTGCAATGGCGGGATCACGCAGGGCTCCGCCCGACATGAAGTAACCGCGCAGCGTCGCGTCTGTAGCGTCTGGAGAAGCAATACTCGGATTATCCCACAGCATGAACCGTTCGTAGGTTGCTGGTCCTTTGAAAATGTCATAGTTGTTTTTGAACACTAGGCTAATGTCTCCGGCAACCGATCCAGTGGTTCCCGTACCGCCTAGTTGTGCTCCAGTTGCTACGTTCCACAGTGTAGCGTTGAGAGTCGCGTTAGTTCCGTTCGACTGGAAACAGATTAGAAGCAGGTAATGCGTATCTGCAACCATGTTCGTCGAAGGAGGAACGATCACGTTTGCAAAGGCAGTGTTGTCCGACTTCTCTTGAAGAATTTGGAGTTTACTGGTGTTGCCTAACGTCCAAGTGGGAACACTGTCTGAAGAACCGTTTGCGGCGATCAAACCTCCAGAACTCAACGTAGTTAGCTGAGAAGCAGATCGGCTGAGTGTAATTGCAGCGATTACTTTTCTAGTAGTAGTCTGGAACCCAGTCAAGGCCGAAGCCTTCCGTGGGAAGTTCGTCCCGTTCATGCTAGTCCAGACTTCACTGAAAGAAGCAAAGGCAAGGCTTGCCGTTACCGGAGTTGAGATGTTTCCACTTCTGTCTTTGTGAACAACAGCCAGTGTGTCTGTTTGACCGCTGGTTCCAGACACAGACCAAGGACCGTAAGTCCCCGGATTGGTTACAGATACGGTTCCAGAAGACAAGGCGGCATTGCCTGCGCTGTCTAGTCCAGCAACGATTTGAACACCTGTTGGAACCGTGCCGCCGTTGTACCGCACCCAGTAAATAGTTCCGGCCCGTTCGTTAGTAGTAACCGTGACGGAAGCCGAAGTCCCGGTGACCGGAGCCGACAGACTAGAAAGAACGGGGGCTGTAACATCAATCTGGACCGGCCAGTGTTTTCCGTAAGGACCGACGCCCGGATCGGCAGGGTCCCAAGTGTATCCGTTTAGTGTCTGACGAAGGTTGATGTCAGGGAACCACGTCTCCCACGTAGAAATAAACGTGCTTTCGTCTTTGCCCGTCTTGGTGGTTAGGATTGACCCCGGAACGGTGTTCCAGTTACCAGTGGAGTAGTCGTAGAAAAGATTGTCAGAATTGGTTTCAACGGTGTCGTGTGTGCCAATGGCCACACCGGTAGTCAGAACGTTGTAGTCTGGTGTAGAAACCACGTCGGAATAATCAATGCCGTTGGCTACGTTGTTGGCAATTTCCCAGTTAACGGTGTAACTCGTACTGGCGTTGCTTGCGTCTAGGCTGTTAGTTGTTCCCGTGTTTCCTTGGGGTTTGGGGAAGGCGTTGTTGATGATGCCGTTGTTCGAAGGGTTGGTAGGAACAGCGGGGGCGATGTCACCCGTCTGATCCACAAAGGCTCTGTCGTCGTCACTGGTCATATCTGCCGGACACAAGTTCATGCCGAACAGCATTCGAGACGACTGCTGCGGTGTCATGTAACCACCACAGTTAATGAATACGTTGCGCCACGCGAGAACCTGATCAGAACCTAGATAGAAGTTCATCTTGTTGGCGTGTCCGCCTTCACCACAGTTCTCTGCCTTGTTGTCTACAACTGCAACGAGCGTTTGACCGTAGAAGCGGAAAGCGGTTAGAGACGTCCTGTAGGCGTAGTTGTTTAGGCAACGGTTGCCCGTAGCCGTGTAAGACGACTTGGTGAAATAGAAGCCAAAGTCGTTCTGAATGTTTTTAGTAGTGTTGTACTGAATGTTGTTACTAGTTCCACCAACCACCACAATAGCGGCGTTTCCGATGAAGTCTTTGTAACCGCAGTACTGAACGGTGTTCTGGCGAATGTCTGCGCTGGTGGTCCTGTCTAAGACCAAAGCCCCAAGAGTAACAGTCGTTCCGGAGTAAGCACAGTGTCCAAACTCAATGTTCGATACTTTGTTGTTTGAACACTGCGAAAACATCAGGATGTTGGACTTGGACGCAATCGGAAGACCCGAAGAAAGGTTTGCCGGATTGTTCGGCCAAACGTAGATCGTCCACGTTCCATCGCCGTTGTCCTTAACGCCGTACTGCCCCACGGACAGCGCGGGCAAAAGATTCAACAGCGAGTATCGGTTGTCGTCGGTGGCTTCTTTTTGCAGCCCGTTGCCCGCCGCACAAGTCAGAACACCGCCTGAAGACGTTACCTTGACTAACTGTGCTTTGTTAGCTTGGACGTGAACCATTACCGAACAGTTTGACAACTGAGCGTCAGTGTAAGGAGCGGTTCCGTTACCAAGTACGGCTGCGTGAGTAATGGTGGTGAGATCGGTTGCCGTCTCCGCAATCGTTACGCTGTCGCCGTACAGCTTCGAAGAGTAAAAATCTGAGATTGCGTCTTGAAAGTACAGGTCACTCGTGTCGTGACGAAGCTGGACTAAATTAAGTGGCGTTCCATTTTCAAGTGGAATGAGACTGTTAAAGGAAACCGTGGAATCTAGGTTAGAGGTTGCAAAAGTCGCTTTGTAAATACTGGCGTAGTTAGAACCTACAACGGTTGCGTCCCCGGCAACACACTGCGTAAAACCTGTTACGGTGTAAGAGCCGTACCACTTAGGTTGATCGGTGTCGTACCCGTGGAATTCGATTCCGTTAGTCGTGCAAACCACAGAATCAGTGTACGGACCTGTTCCGTGCAGGGCGATTTTCTTGTTTCCTCCGGCTGCGGCAGCAACGGCGTGAGCCTTAGTCGGAGTTCTGTAAGGATTAAGCAAGGACCCGTCACCGGTGGTGTCACTGCCCGACGTATTAACGTGGTAGTCAAACAGTACGCCAGACGAGTAACCGTCTTGACGGCCGTACAGAATGGTTGAAGGAGTTACTCCTCCACCACCTGTACCAATTACCGGAATTTGGACCTTGCGCTTTCTCATTCTTTTAGACCAAGAACGTCCCAACTGCGCCCCCGCCTAGAACTGCGTAGGCACCGGTTTCACAGAAAAAGCCCATCGGGTAGAACTGACCAGCAGTCACCGTGATGGACGAAACAATGTCAGAACCGCCGGAGGCTTCACCAGCGGTGATTTGAATTGTGCCGCCTGTGGTACAGAGAAAGCCGCCCACTGCACCGCCGATTGCAACCAGCGTTCCTGAGGCGGCCATTCGCTTCGGACGATAAAGTTCACGAACTTTCAAAATAACGTCTCCAAGAAAATACTATTAGTGAATGAAAGGGAGGGGCCCCGGAACAGAACCCCTCCCAGTCAAACTTAAGCGCCGTTGAGGCGGATGGAGCGCAGTCGGTCGTGGACGTTAGCCGTAAGGGCAACGTCGAAACGAACCTGATGCGAGCCCGTCGCAAAGGTGCTGTCCTGCCACATGCGGACGCTGAGCGGAACCTGCGTAAGCGCCTTGCGCATCGCAGTACCCGTCGCGGGCATGATCAGATCGGCAGTGTTGACGATAATCGCCTGCTTGTCGATCATCAGACGCGGCTTGTAAGCCGTGCTGGCCGTACCACGCCACGTGATAACCGCATTGTCAGCCGGGGCCGAGGCAACGGTCGCGTGAGCCTGATTGCCCGTGATACCGCCGTCCGGAACGATGATCGCCGGATAAATGCGGAGAGCGGCAACCGCACCCGTACCGTCGGCAGTGGCGTCACCCACGACGCGGAACTGCTGAAGGAGGGGAGCAAGGCTCTGCTGAGCGCGCTGGTCGTACGCGTACACACCGGCGATGGTGAAGATTTCACCGTCCTTGATGGTCGCGTTGGCACCAAAGCCGTCGCAGGCGAGCGTCTGAGTCTTGTACTGACCCGGAGCACCCGAAACAGCGACGTCCTTGTAGTTGACGTTCTGCGTCGCACCATTCACAGCACCGTTGGTACGAGTACCGGGGGTGATGTTACCGAGCTGCTGAGTGAACATCGTCGGGATACCCGCGACCTCACCCTTGAAGCCGCCGCGATACGCACCGGTGACGAGAGCGTCAGGAGCCGCGTAGCTCAGGATCGAGCTGCCGAGGGCCTGCTGGTCGTCGTAGTTGAGCACCAGACGAAGGCCGCTGTCCTCGACACCTTCCTTCTTTAGGCGGGTGTACGCAGTAGCGACGTCCGACCAAGCGGCAACCGAGTTACCGGCCGTACCGACTTCCATGTTGGAGGCCAGCTGAGCAACGCCGAGGATGTACTTGTCGATCTGCTCGGCAAGCTGAGTCGCAGCGTTCTTGAGGGCAACCGACTCGCGAGCTTCGCCGATGTCGCGAATCTTAACGAAGTCAGCCCAACCCATTGACGAACCAAACGTCTTGTTCACGACGAACTGCTCGGAACCGAACACGCTGTCCTGAACACCCGAGGAAAGATCAGCAACACCGTTGGTCGTCTGAGTGACAACGTAACGGGGGCCAACCTGCTCGGCAACCTTAAGGCCGTTGCGGTCGTCCATCTCAGTGTTGTACTGCTTCCAAGTCACAACGTCCTTGGCAAGCAGGTTATTCTGGAAAGTAGCCGCGAAGGCATTCATAACCAACTTCTGTTGGTCAACAGTAATAGTAGCCATTAGCTACAGTAGTCCTTTCTATCGTTTGAAAAGTGACCTTCGCGACGATGAGTTACTTCTTGAAGAATTCTCGTTCGAAGGCATCTAGATCATCAGTGTCCGGGCTGATCGAGAACCGACCTCCGGCACCGCGAGTGCGGGCTTCGGGCGGACGAGGAGCTTCGGACTCTCTCTTGGTGTTGCGCTTCTCTGATTTACTCTGCGGAGTCAGTCGGGCTTCCAACCGTCCGAGGGCAAGAGTGGCAGCAGCAGGTCCAGAGGCAACGATTTTCTGGGCCTCGCCGATATTTTGAGAGAGGTAGTACATGAGTTGCGGGCCGAGATCGCTCGCCATGATCACAGATGCCAAGTATTCACCGTAAGCCGGTTCGACGTTCTGAAAAGTGTCCACTAGGTCCGAGATACTCTCTCGAATGTCGGGGATTTCCTCTTCAGCCGCCTCCAGTTTCGTGTGCCAGTTGTTCTGGATCGCACTACGCTGTTCGGCTACCATTCGTTCTTGGGCTTCTCGCTGTTCCTTTTCCTGTTTGATCTTCATTTGTTCGTCAATCGTGAACTGTGTGAAGTCACGAATGAACTGAGGATCAAACTCGCCTAGGGGATAGAGCGGATTACCGTCTTTGTCCTTGGCGTCTGGATTAGGAGCGTCAGCGGGAAGCTGATCACGGAGGGCAGGAGCCTGCTCTTCACGTGGTTCCTCTTTTGTGTTTCGAGCCTCTAGTGCAGCCAGCCGCTGTTCAAGGGTGTTAGCCCGTTCGTTAGCTAGCCTCTCACGCTCTAGGAGCTTTTCAATCCTTTGCTGAGCCTTTGACTTTGGCTTCGGTTTCGGCTGAGGCTCTTCCTCCTCTTCGGAGTCGTCCTCTTCCTCTACTTCGTCCTCATCCCCGGTCTCTGCCGGGGCATCTGTGTCCTCTTCTGCTGCGAGGGGATCATCCTCGTCCTCAGAGACTTCCTCGTCAACTTCTTCAGACGTGTCCTCCTTGTCAACGGGCTTTTCCCGCTGGAAGAACTCGTCCTCAAAAGCGTTGAGGTCGTCCATATCGACAAGATTTTCTGAATTACTGTTGTCGTCAGTAGTCAATTAAGGCGTCCTTTCGGTACGTCCCCGGTTGCGACTTATTCGGAAGGTGGGGTTGAAGCCTTCGCGGTCGAAGCTGCTTGCTCTTTCTGAGCTTGTAGCTGGTTGTCCTGCATTGCCTGCTGATTTTGCTGACCTTGCTGGAAATGGTTGTCAGTCTGGATTGCGTTAGCCACGTCCATTGTGCGGTCGTGTTCGCCTTGCTCTGCCTCCATCTGAAGGTGAGCTTCCTGCTCCAGTCGTTTGATTTCTAGTTCGTCGCCCTTGGCGAGAATCTGAGCGTAAGCAGCGAGTCGGGCTGTTTCAGCCTCGTACTCCTTAATTTCAAGCTCCTTGTCCTTGGCAGCAGCCTTAACCTTCAAGGTCTGGTTTTCCTGCTGAAGCTGCTGTAGCTCCTGCATGGCCTGCTGCATTTGCTCTTGGACTTGAGCCTGTTGCTGCATGATTGCGTTGACGTCAGGGCCTTGCTCTCCCATTTCAGCTTTCTCCTTATCGGAGAGCAGCTGCGGGGGAACAGTCTTTTGAAGTCGTTCGGCTAGTTCGTCAGCACCCGGCCAATCCTGCGCCTTGACTATGATGTCTCCAGCAACCTGCATCAGTTCCGGGAACACCTGAATGGCGTCCATCATGGCCTGAGCGGCCTCAACCCTTCGGGTCGTGTACGAAGCACCCGTGGTGATTGCCACGTCGTACTTTCCGATTGCGAGATTGGGCGAATCAGGGTTGTTGTCGTCGTTGATGGTTACGAGCTTAGCAGACTCATCTTCACCGATAATGCGAACAATGCGGGTGCCGTCATAAATCTGACCAATGAGCTGATTGATGACATCTCCGGCCTCAAGGATAGCAGCATTACCATTATCGTAATAAGCCAGAGAAGCAACGTCACCCTCTCGCTGTCGGGCCATAATAGCTTTGCCAGACGTTTCATTGCTCTTAATACCGAGTGAAGCATCGTGGATTCCTGTGATGTCCTTCATGTCCTGCGTGTTGATCTGCGCCTCGTTGAGGAGGGCAGTCTGCATCACAGGAGGATCAACGCGTTCCGGCGGAGCCTGTGCGTCATCGTTGTAAATCAGAAGAGGATCGCGAATCTTGTGGGCTTTTCTCCACGCGTCTTCACGTCCTTCGAACGCACTCTCAGGGCCAATCCACTGAGCCTTGGGTGCGTAACCCAGTTGCTCCGCTGCGACTGATCGCCAGAAATTACGGAGTCTTGCGGCGTCTTTCATGTAACGGACGAGGCCGTACCGGACGCGGCGATCACCAACGGTTACGGTTCTGCCCGACATTCGAACAATCGGAAGCCTGTCCAGCTTCCATTCGAACGGGCCTGCAAGAATGTCGAACCCAGTGACGAGGTGCATCTGAGCGTACCTACACGGGGACAACCGGGACTTAACCGGCTTGCCGTGCTTTTGGATGTAGCCTTCGTACTCGGACTCTGCGCCTTCGTCGAACGGGTAAATCGTCCCGTCTTCAAACATGACGAGGAGACGCTTGCGCTCAACCATTCGCCAGTGTTCGGTGACTCGGACGGTTTTGTCATCCATCCAACCGGTAGCGTATAGAGAACGCTTTTCGGTGTTGCCTAGCGAAGCAATCTTCGTGTCAGGCCAACGCTTTTTGAATTCCTTCTGCGGAATGATGTCGTCTACGAAGCAGTGAGACGCGTCCCTGCCGGTCGGGTCGATGCTGAGTCTGTCCCAAACAACCGAAAGAGGGTCGTCAATCTGTCCGAGCAGGATGTCTTGATCCCACGTGTCGTCGTTTGCGTACTGAACTGCTACACGAAACGCCCCGTCTCCACACTGAACCATCGACTCGAAGGCTGACGTGTAAACTCTGTCAGCGCGAGATTTAGTTTCGATGGAACGGATGAGATCGGAGCGTACGTCTGCGACGTTCTTGTCACCACCTTCAGCCGGAAGAACCTTAATGCCTGTTCGGTTCTCTCGCCAGTCGCCTGTCAGCTGAGCCGTAAACTGGGGAATGGAGTTAATTACTAGGCAAGGCAGCCCTTGACGCTGTTGAAGAACGTGGGGTTCCCACTGCTCTCCTGCTACGAACTTCATGTCCTCCAGCGCAGCCTTGCGGTTGTCGTCGTCGTACTGAAGATCGAGTTCGTACGTCTCGCGGAGATCGTCCAGATACTCCTGAGCGTCTTTGAAACCCTCAGGCGCATACGACGAAGGAACTGCCGCGACGTCAGGGTCGGGCAGCTTCAAGGACGAAACGTCGATGTTAACGTCGGATTCTTTGTTAGTCTTCTTTACCATTCAAGCTTTCGACCGAAACCAATCGGATTAGGCAGCCTCCACAAAGGAATACCTTCAGCGTCGACGAGACCTGTGGGCTCAAGTGCCGAATCATCAACGTAGGGTACGTGGGACATTGGCATGTCTTCCCACCAGAAATCACCTGGATCGTCTTCGTCTGATCGGATTCTTCGTGCAACGTACTTAGCCAACCATCCAACTCGTGTCAGTTTTTCCACGATAGACGTCGTGGTCGTTTGGGTTGTACTCCCGGAGATTGTAACTGGGTTCGACGTCCTTTTCGTGAGGGCGTCGGCGGGCCGTCATCCTTTCAAAAAGATAACTAAGGCCCCAAACAAGAGCGTCCATCCGATCAGGAGAGCCGTTGGCTCGGTCGTAATCCTGACTAAACGTACACATTTGGTCTTCAAGTTCATTGAAACTACCTACGTGGTGTACTCTTCCTTGCTCGTAAAGAGCGGAAACTGGTTCAGCTCGAACAAGCTTTCCTCGTGTTGCTGTAACGAGGGTGACTGGTACGTTGCGATCCACGGCTCGGAGGACGGCTTCCACCATTTCTCCTCCTTGATTCTTTTCTGCGATGATGCGATCCGCTTCAAACTCTCTGTACAGTGCAACGGCTGCTTTAGCCCACTCCTCAGGAGTTCCTCGAATGGATCGGTCCGCAAGTACGTAGCCACGGTTAAAGCCGTCTGCATCCTTTGCAAGTCCGACACAAACAATACCTGTTTCGTCGCTGTGTTCTTCAGAGGAAGCGGCAGGATCAACTGCCACGATAATTCGATCAAGCTGTTCCGGTGCTTTCCGTACTCTGGTTTCGTCTAGCTTGGTGCGGGACCAAAGCGCTCCGGGGATGTCGTCGAGGACTTCTCCGTCGAGTTCCTGTCTACCGAGTCGCGTACCTGCGTATCGCTCGTACAAGAACTTAACCGTGCTTTCGGCTAGGTTGTCTTTGTTGTCCAGCGTGGCCCCGCGAGTTACGAACGTGTCGGGGTCGTTGAGCATTTGCCGAATCAAAGGCAGCGGACGAGGCGTCGTAGTCACTAGGCAGCGTGGCTTGTCACCCAAGCGGAGACCGAACTGAAGCTGGTCCCAACTGTCTTTCATGTGCTCCCACTTGGCGATCTCGTCGCACCACGCGAAGTGATGCTGAGGACCACGGAGCTGGTCGGGCTGAGTTGCGTTGTACGTTTCTGCAATTGAACCGTTGGGCCAGCGGAGCTGCCTGTTGGTCGGGAAGTACTCCGGCATGAAGTCGGGCGGGGAAATACTCAGGATACCGCTGTCACCCGTGATCATAACCTTTCGGGCGTCGGCTGCGGTTTCACCTACTAGAGCAATTCTACAGCCGGGATAACGCTTGGCTATGTCCCTGACCCACTCGGAGCCTACTCGGGTTTTACCCCAACCGCGTCCTGCCAGAATCAACCACGTGTTCCAGTCTCCTTCTGGCTCCAGCTGATCTGGCCTAGCCCAAAAGGGCCAGTGGTGTTTAAGGTGTGCCCTCTCCTGAAGGCTCAATTTCGAAAGGTGTTGGTCCCTCTCCGCCTCGCTCAATGAGGCTAGAAATTGCGCTGGTGAAAGCGTCTGCCGCTTCTTTGACTTGCTCATACTTGATTGGGTCGCCGTTGGGACCGCTGATTTCCTGTCTGTCTATGAACATTCCGAGGTGCCTAGCGAGGAGTTCACACCCCTTCAGTACAATAGCTGGCTTACCGTCTCGGTCTGCTTCTTCGATTGCCTTGACTACCTTCTTGATTACGTAGTCCGGCTTGAGGTTACTCTTTTTAGCTCGTTCGTCCGCCCTGAAGTCGAGATAAGCCTTTACGTTCTGGTGGCGGAGGAGCTGGTATGCGATTTTCTTAGGGTGGGCGGTGTCGAACCCGGCACGAAGAACGGCAGCCGAACCGTTGTAGTCGATTAGGTACTCTTCTACAAAAGCCTTTTGCTTTTCGGTTAGCTTTTCGAAAGCTTCTTTTTCCTGTTCACTCGGCTTCATTTTCGTTTTCGTCGGGTCTTTCGTCGTTTAAGTGTGGCTCTATTTGTCCTAGGATCGTACTTAAAATCTCTTGTAGATCGACCGGACCGCTTAGCGGCTCTGTCTTTGGCTCGATCACCGGGAGACATCCTCCCACGCTCAACGCCTTTAGGAGTTGCCTCCTCTGTTCCGGGCTTAAGGTTTCCACTACGCTGGAGGGCAGCAACCGCAATAGCGTGGGCAGATCGGTCATTGTATCCTTTAGCCTTGAGCTGGCTAACTAGGCGTTCGAGAATGGCTGGCACGTTAAAGTTTCTTAGGGGCTTTGGTCTTCTTGGACCTTCGGTTGTAGTGTCTGTTAACTGACTTACTCAGAACTCGGAGGTTGCTGTCTTGGTTTCCCCCCGCTAGGCCGGAAATGTGATCGACGTCTTTGCCGTCACCTTTTCTCGCCTTGCCTTCTTTGATTAGCTTGGCTCTGGCTCGATTGCGCTGCTCTCTGCGCTTGACTTGTTCTGGCTTGGAGTTGTACTTGGCCTGAGAAGCGGCCCTAGCTGCTTTAGTCTGTCCTGAGTTCTTAGCCACTATTTACCAGTCATTAGGTGAAGAAGGATACTGTTGAGAAAGTCTGTGGTACTCTGAGGCTGTTCAAGTTGGGGAGCACCCGGCTCAACGTTTGGATTGGTGATGTGGGAGATGTAGTTGTCGTCGTCTGACTGGTGCATCATTCGCCAGAACATCATCTTGTCCCGCGTGTCCAGTTTGTTGAGCATTTGGTTCAGGTACGTCGTGTGGTCTACGAAGTTCTTGCTCTCTCTTTCGTTCTTTAAATCCACTTTCTTTGCACCTTATACACATATTATAACATATTTCAGGGTGAATGTCAAGTAAAAAATGCATTTTGGTAACTTTATTTTCATTTTGTACGATTTTGCTTGACAAAGTGTGCTGAATATGTTATAATACCTTATTGGTTGCAGGCGGTAAACTATATACTCTAATAGATACACCCTTATATAGGGCCCGATCCGAAGGGATAGGACCGATATAGAGTCCCGAGGGCAGAGTTTGCTCGGAGAGACTAGGGGCCGGTGTCCAGACCCGAAGGGTGAATCCCTCGGCCGTGTCTTTGCTTACGTACAATCTGTTAATTAGTTAATTCATTCTTGGTTAGTGTGGGGCCGCCTTGGCATTCGTCAAGGGGCCTTTTTTATTATTTTGATTTTTTATCTAGTCTGAGAGTACAGCTGGTGCCGCCCGAACTGCATCTCGACTTCACCCCTCCCCCCGGTACCCCTCCCCCGGGGACCCCCTGTCCTGCTGTACTAACACACCGCTACGCGTCCTGTGTTGCGGGAAGGTCACAGTGTTGCAGATAAACAACAGTGTCACCTATAGGTTACATCCTCTAATGCTTGTGCTTCGCATTAGCAGGCTAGTCTAGGCGAGGGAACGGGTGGGCGGCTACTGCAACTCGTTATCAGCCCATGCCTCTAGGAGAGAAGGAACCCGCGCTCGCGTAGCAAATACCGTGCCAGTTGATGTAACATTGTATCCTAATGAATACGTATTCAGTGCCATTGCCCCTCGCAACGATCTGTGGTCTAAGGGCGTTGTCATTTCGGAAGGCCAAGCTACGGAGCGTGCTACGTTCCAGTGCGAAGCTAGACCACTTGACAGCCTCTAGGGCTTTCTCTAGAGGGAAACGACAATTCACTAGGTGAGCCGGTTTCGGCTGGCTTACCGCCCATTAGGGACAGTGATATGATTGAGGCAATCATTGAAGTGCTGTTTGGGCGCGTCCTAGACGCATGGCAGGATTGCGTTAATTGGTATTACTGTAAAATGGAAAGGTGATACAATGAACCGCTATCAACGGCGCAAGCGCGCCTTGGAGCGGAAAGAGGCCAAGGCCGACTTGCTGCTGTCGCGGGCGATTATTCGCAAGCAACAGATAGTGAAGGAAGCCTTGAAGGACGCAAGGTTGCGGGCCGAGTTGCTGAAAGGCGACAACCTATCGGCTCAAGAGCGGGCGTTGCTTTCTTTCCGCAAGCGTGAACCCAAGCAAATGGGTTTGCGTAGTAACGCGAAGGGTTGGCTTGAAGGCTTTTCCAGCCGTGGAGCCAACGGCAAGGCGTTGTTTGACGTAGCGAAAGAGGAAGTAGGCAAGCACGGGAAACCGGGCAAGCGTGCTCACTCAGCGTTCAATCACGATCCCTACGCTTTGCAAGGGGAAAAGGTGAGCGCAAGCTATGCCAAAGAGCGCTACGCCACAGCGTTGCCTAACTGCCAGCGAGCGGCCTTCAAAGGGCCGTTCAAAAAGAAGGCTTGAAAAGGCGCGTTGAAACGCCTAGATAGCAGAAACGACAAGGTGAGGGCGAAACGCCCCGGCGCTGTAACTCTCACCACGTCTTAGGCCGGTACGTTAATCCGGTTAGTGAGGCCAAAGCCTTGCACCACGGCTGACAACCGTTGGGAAAGCATCGGCTCCCGTTGGGAGTGCGGATGGAAAGAATTGCGCTCGGAGCATTGTCCAATGCTGCGATGCTGAAAGCTGGCAACGGTGAGTAGGCAACGGCGAGTTTGTATAAACTGCCGTCACTAGCAGATAGGGTAGCAATGTAGAAACCCCGCGCCATGCCCTTAAGTGGGCAGTAATTCGGCTGAACGCGTCTCGCGCTTGTGAATGAAATAGCAAGCGGGCGAACCTAAGTGATTAGGCGAGCTAGAGGGGATAATAGGGAACCAGTCAATTCCCCGCAGCAAAGCATTAGCTTTGTGTTAGAGAGTGTTCGTTCTACGGGGATTAACTACCGTAGGCTCACCGAAAGCGGGGATACGTTACCACTTGCAAGCCGCAGGAAACACTCTCTTACTCAACGCTACTAACGAAAGGAGCGGGAATACAATGTCTTTCTTCATTCCGCCCGCTACGTCGGGCAACTACAGGCGCTTCACTGTGTACAAGCGCAGCGGAGGCGAGAAGTTCCGGCTCGGGATTATCTCGGCTGTAAACAAAGTCCAAGCAGACACGAAGGCCCGTTTCATGTACGGTAAGTTTCTCGCCAACGACGAGGCCGTGTGGGCTGAAGAAGAGGAAATGGTAGCATGAGCGGCGATTAAGCCGGAGGCGACATTATGTGCATGTTTCAATCTATCATGATTTTGTCCGGCGCGTGGCTGTTCGGCTGCGTGCTGTTCGACATGGTAAAGGAGGACGTCGAAGCGTTCCACGACTGGTGGGTTCGACACTAAGCACGGTTGAAACGGCTAGGTGCGGGTGAACTTTCGGGGCACGCCTAGCCCTTCCAATCGCGCAAGCTTAGGGCAATCAAGCTCTAGGTGCTAAACGATTGGATACAGGAGAAGTGAGTATGAAGGAAAAGTATCTCAACACTCCGACGAAGGCGGAAATCCAGAAGGGCATCAAGGACCTTCGCGGTATCGTCGCCAACGTCCACGAGCGCGTTCAGGTGCTTCTCGTCGCTGTCATCGTACACGACGCAGAGCACGGCGATTGCACTCTCGCAGTCGATCTCGTGAACTCGCTCCCAAACGCCGAGCAAAAGCGTTGGTCCACGCAGTTTCTTCGGTACTTCGGCGCAATCGGTGTCGACATGCAGAAGGGCACGGCTGTCAATGCCAAGCACGTTGACGAGCGCAGCAAGAACTACCGGCCGCGTGACGTTGACGGTGCGAAGGCGAACATGTGGTTCCGTCCGGAAGACGGCGATTGGTTCCAAGGTCCGCCTCGGGACTACTACGTGCCCGGCACAATCGGCGACGTCGGAGACAACGTGCTCCGGTTCGGCGACCGCCTCTCGAAGATGCTCAAAGGTACGAAGGATCGCGGCGACGGGATGCAAGTTCCGTACTTCGATCTAAACGACGAGCAGCGCAAGGTCGCGGATGAAGTCGTTATCGGATTGCGTCGGCTCGGCGCACTGATGACCGCCACCGAGAACCTCGACGAAGTGAAGCGCGATCAAGCTCGGCTTGAGGCACTCATCGCCGACAGCACGGACATTCTCAAGGCGATCGCGAAGAACGAGAGTGAAGCCGAAACGGAAGTCCCGACTGCCGAGGCGGTTGCTGGCTAACGCGTTCGAACGAGGCCCCTAAGTCGATAGCACGTTCCCCCGCTATCGGCTGACCACCTGAGCAAGTGGCTAAAAGGCTCAACACAATTTCAACAGGCTGTCACCGCGCTGACGCGGCTGAAATGCTTCGTCGGTAACTGGGTTGGCGGCTCTCGCTATGCGGCTAAACACTAGGCTGAATTGTACAGGTCGTGCTGTTAGTTCTTTCCTAGTTGATGCGCGCTTAGGATTTTGGGCGGTTCGATTCCGCATGACAGCCTGTTTAAGTTGTGTCGCTTCGCTCCAATCGGCGCAAGCGCCTCATGTGTGGGGGTAACGATGGACAAAGACGAACGCATTTCCATGCTCACTATGGACTTACAATCCATAGCTTACGAGTTAGAAACACTCGGATTACAGGTGGACAAGCTCTACGAGTTGACTGAAAAGTTCGGCTGCAACACAGACGCGTTGAATCAGTACATATTTGTTTCTCGTCGTATTCATCAAATGCGTCGGGACGTTTTGGACTGGGTGAAGGAAGAGACATGAAATACAGAGACGTGATAACAGTTATCGCTGCGATAGCGTGGCTGATCTTCTCTGTATTTGCGATTGTGTATCTAACGAGAAACGGGAAGAACGGGGAACATTGACCATGCCTGACCAGCAAACCTCAGACCAATCCCGTGAGCCCGTCACGCGCGAAATGCTCGAAGCGGGCCGCATCGCGCTCAATGGAGGCATCTACTGCGGCGACACTCGGGCAGACGTTGAGGCGCAGCATGTGGCCGCGATTTACACCGCCATGCAAGCCGCCCGCCCCGCCCCCGACCTCAGCAATGTCGAGGAGCTGGTGGAGAACCTGAAATACGTCAGGGGCATGCTGGAAAGTGATGCCGACTTCGCCTCGGCAAAAATCGTTGAACAGGCAATCGACACGATCACCGTCCTACTCGGTCGGCGATAGGGCACATTAAAAGGGGGTGAACGATGATGATACGCCACAGAACTAGAACGTGCCACGACGTTTACGACTACCACGTAGCTTGGTGCCAGTGCCGGCGTTGCTCTGGCGTAACGTATGTGGACGGTCACTGGGCGCTGGCGTGGATTGCATCTATCACGTTGCTGGGAACGGCGCTATGGATCACGATAAGTTACTTAGCGAGCTAGTCGACGCCATTAAGGCTGAAGAAATAGAAGGCTCGTTCGCCGCTAAGGCGTTCGTTGGCGCAGGCTTAAACGTAGCGGCGTCGATTGTAGAACGCAAGCGAATTGAGTTGATTTGTGCGAACATTCTCGAAGGAGAAGAACATGGCTAACAAACGAAAGACGCTGGGCATCAAAGCCCCGGAGGCGGGGGCAACCTCGCAGCCGCCTTCCCCTAACAGCAAAGACAGAGTGAAGGAAATGTTCGGCGGTGTCGAGCAGCCTCCGCAGATGAAGGTGGACGTAGTTCTGGACCTACCGGAACACGCCGACCCCGAAGGCAAGACGGCGAAGGACGCGAAGGACTCGTTAGACGGGTTCATCAACGCCTTCGGTACGGAGAAGCTGCCTCAGACGCAATTCCCTGTGTCTCGCAGTCACAACAACGGACAGGCGGCTGCCGAGTTCGCCATGTGGGATCACGTAGCTCGGCGTTGTAACAAGCGCCTTGAGCAAGCGGCTGAACAAGCTGCAAAAGAAGGTGTGTTCGGTGATCCTTCCGATTACGTCGAAGGCGAAACGCAGATGACGTACAACTCGGCGGAGTTCTCAATCTCCGTCAAGAAGAACGCCGGAAGCAAGGTGATCGACAAGGCACTGGTTGAGGCCGTGCTGCGCGAAGTCGCCCCGCACAAGTGGCAAGAACTGTTCGACCGCTGCCACAAGCCTCGGGCTGGTGCGGCGATGCGGATCGTTTCGCTGAAGTAATTAAAGAGGCGTTGGCTCCCGAGGTGAGGACATTGGAGCATCTGGCCCGACATTTCGCCTGACGAAGCGCAAGCAGAAACGCTACGGCGTCGCGTGGAGTCCTCCCAGTCGGGGAATAAATGAGTACCTAAGCTCACCACCTATTCTTTTGAAGTATTCACGCCGACGTGTGAATAAAGGAGGAACGGACTATGAAGACTTAAGAGTTTAAGTTAAACTAGAGACATAGAGAGATAGAGATAGTTTTGTAATTAGTGCGAATGGTTCCGTCGCTGGCTGGCCGACGGATAAGAGCCATTTAAGCCAGCCAACTTTAAGCAAACAGCGAGGGCGGGGGCTCAAGCTGCACGAGGGCAAGTCTCACGACAACAGTGAGACGTCAACGAGAAAGACCGGAACGATGGTCACTTCCACAAGTACAAGTAAGATCGAAGCGAGGTTCCTCTGCGGCTCCAAGCCCCGAGTGAAGAACCTTACGATTTAACGTAATCTCCCCACGTCCTGTGGGTCGAGAGACAATCTCCCCTAAAACAATTTCAGTTAGGCCACTGGATCACGACAGAGGGTGACTTAAGCTCTCCCCTCAACCATCCACGCGCCGACGAGCTGAGCATTCTCGGTTAACAACTGCTCACATTCATCTATCACGATTTTTCACACACACGAGCAACGGAGAAGCATCCATGAACTTGTCACAACACGGCGGCAACTGCTGTGGCGTTCGCCACCTGTGGGGATTCGGCGGACCGACGTCACGTGTTTTCAACGGCTACAGCTCAAGGACGGGTAAGCCACGGTACACAACGTTTTTGACACAGTTCAAAAAGAAACTTGCTGAGGTCGGACCTAACACCGAAAACAACCGGGGCAAGCTCGTTGAGGTTATTCTCACAGATGGACAAATCACGTCTTCTCCGCGCTGGATCAAAGAACTGAAGGACAGGGACTTTCGGCTCGTGTCTCGGTTCCACAACTCCACCGGCGGTTGGTGCAACGTATTCCACAAGTGTACAGGAAACTGTCGGGACGACAAAGTTCCGGACTGGTGGAGAGATGAACCCGTGAGAATTATGGGGGTTAGGTGACGTGAGCAACATTTCCGGGTTTATTGGATGCTGCGGTGCTGACGTGATATACGGTTTCGCCAATGATCCGAAGACGCCGTTTGGTATGAATGCTAACATTTACAATCCCCTGACCAAGAGATACGAGCCGAACCCAAAAGCCAAAAGTTATGAACAGGCTTTTCGAGACGGCATCGCCAATCAAAAAAGGACTTACAAGGCTGGCGGACGTATGTTCTGCCTCATCTTGAACGAGACGCAAGCCCACGGCTACGACGACGCGTGGCTGAAAATCATCAAGTCCGAGGGGTTCGAGTGCGTACGTAGGTGGACCAACGCCAATCACGACGACCCCGAATACCTTTACTTGTTCGTCCTCTGCACCGATGAAAAGGGTAGGTGCAACGGGGACCACACCGTCCCGCCAACTGGATGGGATTCTATTCCACCCGGGAAGCAGGACTCCATCACTACGACAGAAGTACTCGGGAGCAAAGCGGCCTCTTAAGATCAGGTTCGACTCCTGACTCCTCAATCTTCTAGTGTCTGGCTCATGTATCTGTGGTGATTTCTTAATAGCGTCCGCGCTGCCTCAGAGTAAAACATACAGCCTAGAGCGTACGGACCTTACCAAAGGACGCAACCGTACGTGGGGTAGGACTAACTCAAGACGGAAAATGTCTAAGTGATGCAACCACGGTAGCGTGGTAAACAGTCGAGCAAGACAGAGAAACTGCGTGGATTGTTAGAGGTGGGTGGGTAGGCAGACTGCCTTGTTCGACCCTCTTTCGTAGGGGCTGAGGCTAAATGCCCCTACACTCTTACATAGGTATGGTTTACGGACCGCAAGAGATAATACATTATACCACGTAAATTTAATTTGTCAAGAGAAAAATTAAGGAGAGGCAAAATGAAGTGGGAAATCGGTAAGGAATACAAGTGCAGAAATGGTTCGATAGTCACTCTGGTGGCGTTTCATTCCGACGGTCGACTTATTTGCGACAAGGCTCGTCAGCTTGTCTACCGCAATCCAGACGGCACTTACATCGGGCCCAACGGCCGAAGATTTGATGGCTACAACATCATCAACCCCGACGAACCCACGGCGGAAGAGCGCGAGCGGCTTGCTCGAATACTAGACGCGTTCGGATTCAGGGGCGCTGCGACCTTGGTTCGAACATACGGTACGTATGTTCACGGCACTTGCTTTCCTAAAGCATTGGAGGCTCTCCGTGAAGGTCGGTGATCACATCCTCGTGTACGGAACCCTCAAGCACGGGTTCGGTGCCAGCTCCGTCATGCAAGGCCGCAGCGAATTCGTAGGAGAAGATCGTGTCAACGGTAAGATGTATTCGTTGGGAGGTTTTCCGGGGTTCAAAGCTGTGGCCGAAGCCGGTGCTCGGTTTCATCCAGAGGAACCCACGGTCACGGGTGAAGTGTACCGCATAACGGATGAAATCCTCCCACAGATGCTCGACAACTACGAGGGCTATCCGAACTACTACGGGCGGTCGCAGTACCGAACCGAAGAGGGCAGGACGGTGTGGGTGTACGAGTACAACCCCGAAGTTCACGACACGCTGCTCGTAGAGAACGGTGTGTGGGAAGGAGGACACCACCACTATGTCCACGCGTAGACGAAAGGCTCTCGCAATGGCTGCGAATAGCAACAAACCGAAGAAAGAGCCAGAAGTGTCTGAAGCCGAAGGTAAGACCGAAGTTCAGCTGATGAAGTCTTCGCTGGTGAAGTACCCCGAACTGTACATGAACGTGTACATTTCCGAGCCGGACACTTACGAAGCTCAAATGGGGGCGATGTTCGGCAGGGCTCGGTGTTACAAAGCCAACACAGTGGACGAGGCCGACCTCGTTGTGTTCTGCGGTGGGGCGGACGTCGATCCGGTCATCTATCACGAAAAGCCACACGCACTCACCAGCGTCGATCCCGCCCGAGACAAGCGGGACATGGAGCTGTACGTCGAGTGCTTGAAGAAGCGGATTCCGATGCTCGGGATTTGCCGTGGGGCGCAGTTCTTGGCTGCGATGAACGGATACAAACTTATTCAACACCTCGACAAGCACAACGGCGAGCATCCAATGGTGCCTACACCGGGGAACGGGCAATACCTCGACAAGATTTCATCCACTCACCATCAAGCCGTAATCCAAGGCGAGGGGATGGAAGTCCTCGGGTTCATCTTCTGCTCCGACGAGCGGTGGTATGGTCCTGAGCCGTCTCAGAAGCAAACGGGCAGGACGAAGGACGTCGAGGCGTTTTTCCTTCCTGAAACTTGCTGCCTCGGCTTCCAAGGGCATCCCGAGTACGCGGGGTACATCCGCTACACCGTCTGGTGCCTCGAAATGGTTGAGAAGTACATCCTCAACAACCCTCACGTGTATCTTGAAGAACAGCGTTACAGACACAAGCGTTCGGTCATTCTCGGCCTTCCGAGTCCGGCCAAGAAGGGAGAGAAAGAATAATGTGCGGACTCGTAGGAATGGTTGGTGCTCTTCAGTACTGTGACGAAGAGCCGATGAAGAGAATGCTGTTGGACGATTTCTGGAGGGGCGAAGACTCTACGGGAATGGCTGCGATCCGCTCGAACGGAGACGTCCGGATTGCGAAAATGGCCAGTCACCCGCTGCACCTTTTTGAAATGCCGAAGTTCAAGGAGGCTCTTAACGCCAATCAGTCGTGTGCTTTTCTAGGTCACAACCGGAAGGCAACTCGCGGTGGTGTCAACGACTTCAACGCGCATCCGTATCACATCGGACACATCGTCGGGGCACACAACGGGACGCTGTTCGGCACCAGCCACAACGACTTAGAGAAGGCCGTCGGCGAGAAGTTTCCCGTGGACAGCATGGCGCTGATCGCTGCAATCGCCACCATCGGCATTGAAGAGACGATTAAGCTGTGCGAAGGTGCGTGGGCGATTACGTGGGTTGATCTTAAAGAAGGCACGATTAACTTCCTCCGCAACAAAGAGCGCAGTCTGTGGAACGCGGTGACTAAGGACAACCGCTTCCTGTACTACGCCTCCGAGTGGCAGACGATTCACTCTGGTATCCGGCACCTTGCCAACAGGGAAATCAAAACTGACAAGCAAGGCTGCCGCTTCTTTGCGTTCGCAGAGGACTACCACTTCAAGTACAGCATCTCCGACTTCATGTCAGGCAAGGCTCAGAAACCCGTCTGCAAGAAGCTGGAGGGTAAGGAGCCGGCCCCTTTCTCTCAAGCCTCGCCAAACTTTGGAGTCCACACCCCATCCAAAAGCCCGTGGAAGAAGACGAATTCCTCGACGACGATCTCCCGTGGAAGGACTGATCCTCTTCCTTTCGTAACCGTTGAAGGGTCCAAGGTGAATCCGTACGCGGGGCACATCACTCGTGAGGAGTTCGAAGGAATGGCAGCCAACGGTTGTACGTTCTGCGAGGCGAAGATCGAGTACGGAGATAAAGGAATTACGATTTATAAGAAAGACGAAATCATTCTCTGCCCCGATCACTCGTCGTTCTCCAACTCAGAGAAGACGAGAATTTACGTAGAAGAACTACCTCAAGTTGCTTAGGAGCTATCAATGATTATCGCCATTGCGTTGTTGATTTGCTTTATAGCCGCCTACGAAGTGGCTGTCTTCAGCCTAGCCCTGTATCTAGGCGTTGAAGTTGTAGAGGGGCCTTTGGGGTGGGCTTTGTACTTCATCACGCTAATTCTAGGGAATGCGATCCCTGCTCAAATAATTTATTGGCTTATGTAACTAACGGAGAAGACTGACTATGACTGCACTACACTGTGTCGAAGGGTTCACGTTCGGTTGTGATCCCGAGTTGTTCATTACCAACGAGAAGAACGAACTAGTTTCTGCCGTCGATCTGATCCCCGGAACAAAACAAGAGCCACACAAAGTGGACAAAGGTGCGGTTCAGGTGGACGGAATGGCGGCAGAATTCAACATCGACCCCGCAAGTTCTTTCGACGAGTGGAACGACAACATCGTAACCGTTCTGAAGCAGCTGAAAGGAATGCTGCCGAAGGGGTACGGGTTCCGCATCGAACCGGCTGTTCGCTTCTCCGAGTCGGTCATGGATGCTCAACCGCCTAAGGCGAAGGAGTTGGGGTGTGACCCTGACTTCAACGCTTGGTCGGGTGAAGTGAACCCGTATCCAGATACCACGGAAGACCCGCTCCTGCGTACCGCAGCGGGCCACGTCCACATCGGATGGTGCGCAGACGAGCCGATGCCGGTGACGGACGAAATCCACGTAGGCCACTGCCGCGATCTCGTGAAGCAACTCGACTGGTTTCTCGGGGCGTGGTCTGTTCAGAAGGACGCAGACGTAACCCGCCGTCAACTGTATGGCAAGGCCGGGGCGTTTCGTCCGAAGCCTTACGGAGTTGAGTACAGGGTCTTGAGTAACTTCTGGATTACGTCGAAGCAACTCCGCAAAGACGTTTGGAACAGGCTTCAGCGGGCCGTGGATGCGATGTCCACCAACGAGTTGTCCAAGGGGACGTACAAGAAGTACAACTCGGCAATCGTCGACCTGATTAACACAGGAGACAGGTCCAGCATGTTGTTCCGGTCGATTCACTATCCTCTTGTGTCAGTGATTTAAACCATGCTCCATCCCAACTTCTACGAAAACCTAGAGGAGATGCAACGTCGCCTCTACGACACCGTGGTCACGTACGACGGTGAACCTGTTCGAGTTATCGCAATCACCAATCACAGGGCAGACGGCATCTTCCGGCTGTATCTTTGGCCGGTGCAAGACAGCGTGAACGAGGCAGCCAAAAACGGAAAGTTCCCACTGGCGGTGTCCCAGTATCCGGGACAGGATCAGCGGCTTGGTCCTGCACTGGACAAGTGGATGGAAGAGAACAAAGACACGAAGCTTCTTCGTAAACAAGCCAACAGTCCGGCGTTTAACAAGTTCCGTCCGTTTTCCCTCGGTATGATGAACCGAAACGGCAGGGCCCTGTTCTTGGAGCGTTCACCCGAACGCAGGACTCAGCAGGGTTTGATCCGCCAGATGGTCGAATGTAATCCCGTCACTACGGATCGGTCGAGAGTGGGCAACAACAGTCTCGACAGCCTCGTCGGACCGGAGTTCTACGACTGTGTGAAAGGAAATCATCCGAGTGCTGAAGAGTGCATGGAGAACATGTTGGACCCGAACGTGGAGAACACTTCGGTGGCTTGCCACAGGAACTTCGCGATTGTCCGTGGTCCGATGGACACTTTCTTTCTCGGGTACAAAACTGACGTGGTTGGGATTGTGCCTCCGACCAAGCGTCCTACGGTTGAACTTGGCAAGAAGTTTGCTCATCTTAAAGAGGCGGTTGAAGAAACCCGCCAGTTCCACGACATTAAACTCAGGCAATAACTTTGGAGACGACAAGGTGGTTTTTGTTAAAAAGACGAGTAAGATCGGCGAAGACCTGACGATTGCCGGACAACTTGGCTTGCGGGTCAAGAAAGGACACGTCGGCCTCGAAATTGAGTGCGAGTCAAAGACGCCGGGGGCGTTCGCCAAGATGAAGCTGCCTCAGGTGGCTACGTACTGGGGATACCACCAAGACGGTTCTCTGCGTGGAGCAGACAACGGCGAGTTTGTACTTAGTAAGCCGCTGGACTTCACCGAGGTTGACGCAGCCGTAGACGCCCTTTGGGCTGAGTTCGCCGTCAACAAGGCCGTGCTCGCCGAGAGCGTGCGTACCAGCGTCCACGTCCACCTTAACGTACTCTCGTTCTACCAGAACCGGCTGGCGTCTCTGCTGGCTCTGTGGTTCATCTGTGAGGAAGTCTTGTCGCACTTCTGCGGGGACCACAGGGCAGGCAACTTGTTCTGCATTCGTGCCAAGGACGGACCGGCTATTATTACGGAGGTCAAGAACTGGTTCGAGAACAAAGGCGAGTACGGCATGGACACCGAAGGGCTGCACTACTCGGCCTTGAACGTCTCCGCGCTGTACAAGTTCGGGTCCGTGGAGTTCCGAACCATGCGAGGACTGACCGAAGCCGCTCCGGTGAAGCAGTGGGTTCGCATCCTCAAACGTCTGTACGACGAAAGTGAGAAGTACACAGACCCGCGGACCATCATCGAACGGTTCTCCATCCAAGGTCCGATGGAGTTCTTCACGGAGTTGTTCGGCAACGAAGCTCCGGCTATCCTTCAAGCAGTACAGAACGAAGTCAACGTCTCGGCTTCGCTGTTCGAGGGGATGCGGTTCGCTCAGGACATTGCGTACTCAAGAGACTGGTCGACGTTCAATCCTGTTAAGGTTGCCTCCGACCCTTTCGGTAGGAAGACTGCGAAGAAGACTCGACGTGTTGTGGCGGGAGGTTACGGGGTTGCCGTTGAGCCGGACTTGCCTGAGGACGGGAACACATTTGCCGGAAATCAGTGGAACGCAGCTGAGATGCAAGCGATGCAAAACCTGCAACAGAATCTAAACGCAGCTCACGCATTCACGATTAACACCAATACTTTTGCTCAAGGATAAGTATGACACGCATCAGAATCAATCCGTATAAGCAAGGGAGTCGGTCAGCCAAGGCGTTGGCCGACGTCCTCGGGGGTAAAGTCCTCAAGAAAGAGGGCTCCACGTATATACGCCGTCCCGGCGATATCATCATCAACTGGGGAGATTCCAATGCAGGCAATCTATCATGCCTCAACCTCGCGGGAAACGTTGCGACCGCTGCCAACAAGCTTGCATCCTTCCGTAGATTTCAGGATGCGGGGGTTTCTACGCCAAGTTTTGCTGCTGACGTATCTCAGGTTAACTGGAAAGGCCTTACGGTTGTCCGGCACAAGCTTTCAGGACATTCTGGCGAAGGTATCGAACTGCGAGACGCCGGAGACTTGCCGAGTGCTCCTCTCTACGTCCAGTACGTCCCCAAGAAAGCTGAGTATCGAGTTCACGTGGTCGGAAAGCGAGTCGTGCTGGTCCAAAGAAAGGCCCGTGATCCACGCTGCGACAATCCAAACTGGAAAGTAAGGAATCATGGAAATGGTTTTATCTTCGTCAGGAATGACGTTAATCCCCCTGTCGGAGTTGAAGAACAGGCAATCAAGGCCACGGGTGCCCTTGGATTGGATTTTGGAGCAGTGGATATTATCTGGAACGAAGAAAGACAGCGGGCCTACGTCCTCGAAGTCAACACCGCACCGGGATTAGAAGGGAGTACAGTTGATGACTACGCCAGCGGATTTCGACAACTCATATCCGAGCAAGGATGAAATGATTTCTCTTTTAGAAGGTTCGCTGGAGTATGTTAAGAGATGCGACAGTATCAGTGATTTCGACCATTGTTTAGGTAAGTGGCAGATATTTCTGTCCAAGTGTCCTCCAATCTATGACGAGAATGGGAGTTTGTGACGGTGGAATTTCTCAGGTTCGGTAGCAGGATTTCAGGCACGGGCATCGGGTGCTGTGCTTTTGACATCATTCAGGGGTTCGACTGCGACCCCAAAGCCAAGGCCAGCATCCAGCTGATTAACGGTGACGGGGCTTTTCCAATCACCCACGACGGCAAGCAGGTTTACTTCGGCCCTACGAACAAGGACATTTTCTACTCTCGTCTGCGTGTCGGGACGTTCTACGACACAGACATGCCGAACCACGGGTTTCTCGCAGTTATTACGGAGAACCAGCTTAACTACGGCTTCGGCTTGGCGTGGCTGAAAATCTTGAAGGAGACAGGCTTTGAATTCGTTAGAGCAGTGGATAACTCTGTTTACTCTGGTGTTCGAAGGAACTATCTTTTTGCTCTTTTTAGGAATGCTAAGGATCGCGGACTCGATCCATTCGCCCCGCCTACCGAGTGGACGGGCCTCCCCGACAACCAGAAAACCCAGAAGGAAATCTGGGACGAACTCCCGAAGGCGAAGTTCTTGACGGAGGAAGAACTCCGCAAGGCCGGTGTTCCTGTGTATCTTGCGGGGACTCGCGGCGATCAACCCAAGACGAAAGAAAAAGAAGAGAGAAAGGAAACACAGTCACCGTGGACCCAAAAATCAACAAGCACACCGGCAAGCCCCACGAGCACAAGCGTGAAATCGAACGCCGTAAACGGAGGCAAGACGGTAAAGACTCAGCCGTCGTGGGCCCTACAGAATCAAGCGTTTAATCTAGGAAAGGTTCCGATGTGAGAGAAAAGACAGATTGGGAGTTCGGCTTTGATGATTGGATGAATGAAAAGATTACAGTCGAAGAGGCCAACGAACTTTTAGCAGAAGGGAAAATATCCCAAGAATACCGTAACGGTGTCGTTGCCGCTGATTGGGACGACGCCCAGTAGTTGTTTTTCGGGCGGGATGCGTACGAAGGCCCGCCATTGTTCGGAAGAGAGGAATTCACCATTAGGTGTCACATTTGCGACCGCCTGTTGTCGCAACCCCGATATAACAGAGAACTAAAAGCGTGGGAACCGTGCGAAGAATGCACGGAAGTCATTCAGGACGTTATCAACAGCTACAAGGATAACGCCGTCTTCACAGACGATGACTTTGAAACACAGGATTTCCCTTTTTCACCAGACGGTGACGATTTTACTTGACAAACCCGTTCGACTGTGGTATAATTAATTACAAGTTGCGAGCGGTAATCTACTATACTCCTATATAGAGGGCGAGGCTTGCCGAGTCCTCCAACAAAGGAACTCAATGCCTAAGAACCCCTCAGAGCTGGCCCGACTAGAGGCCGAGCTAGAATACGCCAAGAGACGTCTGTTTGAAGGCTTTCACAGTAAGTCAACCAAACAGTACATCCTCAATGAAATCCACGATCTTGAAAGAAAGCTAGGACTTGAACTCACCCAGTACAACGGGAAAGGATCAATTTGATGCTGCCTATGTCTGTTGACGGGGCAATTAAGTTTTTAGACGAAGCTGCTAAGTATTTCTCCAACCGCCCTACAGGAGGAGAAGACCGGGCGTACTGGGCGAACGTGTACAATTCAGAAAGGTGTAAGTGGATAGCTCAATTTCTACGCGACAATCATCAGTAAGTCACCTGCCTTGTCCTAACTGTAGTTCGTCAGATGCCTTCAGCATTGACCCGAAGACCGGGTGGGGCAAGTGCTTCAACAATCTCTGCGGATACAGACAACCACCTAACAAGGATAAAAACAATGTGCTATCAAACAGCGAACATGATTTTGGAGTTCATCTGGGGACTGACGGTGGGGGTCGGCCTAACCGGGCTTATTCTAACCCTGTCACGCCGGTAACTGACGTATTCCGGGCTGCCGAACACAGGGCACTCCCGAAGGCAGCTATCCAGAAGTACGGCATCGACCTAGTACAGAACGACGAACGTGTCGAAGCTAGGTATCCGTACTTCAAAGACGGCAAGCACGTCGGTAACAAAGTACGTACGAAAGACAAGAAGTTCTTTTGGGAAGGTGAAGCCAATGAAGTTGAACTGTTTGGACAGCATCTTTTCCCTCAAGGCTGCGCTAAGCAAATCACTGTCGTCGAAGGCGAGTACGATGCGGCGGCGGCTTGGGTACTTTGTGGGAGTCGGTATCCTGTTGTCAGCGTTGCTTCTGGCGGGACTGCTGTACGTGACGTACGTAACAACTTTGAGTATCTTGACAGCTTTGAGCGTGTTGTTCTCGCGCTAGACGGAGACGAAGTAGGGCAGAAGACGGCCAAGCAAATAGCCGAGCTAGGCTTCAAGCCGGGTAAAGTCCGCATCGTCAAGTTCCAAGAGGAGAAAGACCCCAATGACTACCTCAAAAACGGCAAAGTCAAAGAGTTCCACAAAGAGTGGTGGGACGCACCAGTGTACATGCCGGACGGGATCAAACTCGGCTCCGACATGTGGGACGAAATCATCAACCGACCTAAGCATTTCCAAGTCGACTATCCGTTTGCGGGTCTTAACAGACTCACTTACGGCCTTCGTCTCTCCGAGATGGTTGTCGTCACTGCGGAAACTGGCATCGGAAAAACAAGCGTCCTCAAGGAAGTAGAGTATGCTCTTCTCAGCAATCAAGAGCTTAAGGACAAGGGTTACGGGGTGGGTTTCATCCACCTTGAAGAACCCAACTACGACACTGCTCTCGGGCTTATGTCTATTTACGCTGATAAGCCTTATCATCTTCCTGACACTGAGCGTACTGTCGAAGAACTCCGAACTGCTTACGACAACGTTATCAACAGCAGTCGTGTGGTTATTTGGGATCACTTTGGCTCCAACACAGTGGATGCAGTCCTTGACAAAATCCGTCACATGCACGCTTTGGGCTGTAAGTACATTGTTCTGGACCACCTCAGCATTGTGGTTAGTGATCAGTCTGGTGACGAGAGGAAACAGCTAGACGAGATTGCCACCAAAGCCAAGACGCTTTGTATGGAACTCAATCTAGCGCTGATCTGTGTAATTCACCAGAACCGCCAAGGGCAAATCCGAGGCACAGCCGGTGTCGAGCAGCTCGCTAACATCGTAATCAAGCTGTACAGGAACAACACCGACCTAAACGAATGGAGACGAAATGTCACTAAAGTCGTGGTGGAAAAGAACCGCTTCTGCGGTAGGACTGGACCAGCCTGCTACCTCTTCTATAATGGGATCACGGGCAGACTGGAGGAACTCAGTCAAGAAGAGGCCGAGCAGTACGAAGCCGGAGAGTCAGTCAGAGATGATCAAAGAGCTTTCTGACGAAACGCTGGAACAGTTGTTCACAGATCACTGGCGTGAAATTAAAGGGATTATGAAAGAGTTTGAACGTAGAAGGAAAATATCTAACTCCGACAAAAAACCACTGGGTTTTGGACATAGAGACGGACGGGCTTCGTGACGAGTGTACGAAGATATTCGTCGTATGTGTTGAGAACGCAGTAACAGACGAGAAAAGGACGTTCACCAGTGCGGAAGATTTCAACAAGTGGCTACCGCGAGATGCCTATTTGGTTGGGCATAACATCGTCGCCTTTGACGCCCCGGTCCTCAACAAAATTTGGGGTTGCAAAATTGGTGTCTCCAAACTTGTTGATACCTTTGTCCTTTCTATGCTGTACAGCCCTAGCTTTACTGGCGGTCATAGTTTGGAAGTTTGGGGTGGGCGGTTAAGGTTTCCTAAACTTCCGTTCAAGGACTTCACACACTACTCGGAGGAAATGAGACAGTACTGTGAAAACGACACAGCGCTTACGAAACGGCTTTTCAATCGTCTCACACGACGGATGCGAGATGTTGGCTTCACCGAACGGGGGGCCGCTTTGGAGACTCGTTCGTGGCACATCATACAGAATAAACAGCGAAGGCACGGTTTTCCGTTTGACAAACGACGGGCGGAAGAACTCTACGTACTCCTTCGAACCCGTGAAGAGGACCTAAAGCGTGAAATCTACAAACAGTGGCCACCTGAGTTTCGGTGTGTTGGATCGTTTGCAAAAGCCTTTAAGAAAGATGGAAGTCGCACTGCAAACTATGAGAGACATAGAGAGCAATATCCGGAACTCCGACTCCGTGACGACGGAGGATACGACGCGTTTGATTGGGTTGAGTTCAATCTTGGAAGCCCAAGCCAAAGGGTTGACAAACTCACTGAGGCGGGCTGGAAGGCGACTTCGTACACTAAAGCGGGCAACCCAAAAGTCGACGAAGAAAGTCTCATCAAGTTCGCCGAATCGTCTAACAATGAAGGAAGTAGACGACTTGCTAAATGGGTCGTAACTAACTCCCGAGCCAACATGGTGAACACTTGGCTAAACGCCTACAACGAAAAGACAGGAGCAATACATGGGAACGTGTGGTTGGCTAGCACTCTTCGCTACCGGCATGACAATCCTAACACCGCTAACATTCCTGCTGTGCGGATCACTAATGAACGACCTGATTTGGGAGAAGACGGTTCGTGGACTTACGAAGCTCGCGATCTTTGGACCTGTGGCGATGTGGACCGTTATCGGCTGGTTGGTGTTGACGCAAAAGGCATCCAGTTGCGGGTGCTTGCCCACTACCTAGAAGACGAAGAATTTACAAAGGCTATCCTTTCCAATGACCCACACACAGCTAATCAAGAGCGACTTGGACTGGCTTCGAGAGCGCTTACTAAAACAATTGTCTACGCTACACTTATGGGGGCGGGAGATGCCCGAATTGCTTCAGAAGCAGATGTGCCTTTGCGTGAAGCTAAAGACGCTAAACGAAAGTTCTTTGAACAGGTTCCAGGACTGTCTCGACTCATTGCTCGACTCCAAGGTGAGCTTAAACGAACTGGACGAATTACTCTCTGCGATGGAAGTAAAGTCCTAGTATCTTCAGACCACATGGTAATCCCGTACTTGCTCCAAGGGGACGAATCACGGATTATGAAACAAGCGAGTATTTACTTAGATGAAGAAATCAGACGAAACAAACTTGACGCAAAGCTCGTCGGTTCAATTCACGACGAGTTCCAATATGTCGTTGCTACCGGAGATGTTGACCGATTTTCGGAACTGGCTCTTGGAGCATTCGAAAGGGCAGGACGATCATTTAACTATAACGTGCCAATTGAAGCTAGCGTCAAGTCAGGACTAACGTGGAGTCAAACCCACTAGTGTAAATAGTTCTTGACATTTGTAGTAAAGCGTGGTATAATTAGAGAGTAAGTAAAGAAGAAAGGTTTAGAAAATAGCTAGTACAGAAAACATTATCGTTCGTGGAATTGCTCACTGGGCTAAGGTAATCGGTGCCCCGAGGATGAACAGTTTCACCGGCGAACGAGAGTGGTCCATTGACTTGACGCCAGACGCCGAAGGTCGGACCCTTCTCAAGAAGCTCGGTATTCAAGACCGCCTCCGGCAGCCTAAGGAAGGTGACAGCAGAGAGGACACGTTCATTTCGTTTCGGCACCGAGAGATGAAGGCGAACGGAGAAAAGGCCGAGCCTCTTCGCATCGTGGACGCCAACAACGACGCTTGGGACGGACGCCTGATCGGCAACGGTTCGCAGGTGGACGTAAAGTTCGTCGTCAAGGACTACGGCGTAGGCAAGAAGAAGGGTGTTTACATCCGAGCGATTCGAGTCCTCGACCTAGTTCCGTACGTTTCACAGGACTTCGCTCCGCTCAGCACGGATGACGAGTTCTTTGGCAGCGATACGTACACTACGGATGAAATGCCGAAGCAACAGCTTAAGACAGTGCAGGATGCACTCGACGAGTTGGACGACGACGTTCCTGAGTAAGAACTAACAGAGCACAGGTCCCCCAGTGCGGTAGAGTTGGGGACGCAGCCCACCATTTGCCTGATGAAGCGAAAGCAGAAACCTTCGGGTCGCATAGCCTCTCCCAAGGTGGGTCGGTCGGAGAGCCAAGCCGCACAATTATTTAAGAAAGGAAGTAAGAATATGTTTGGATGGTTTAACAAGGAAAAGCGTACTCTGCGAGCGCCCGCGAGCGTGGCTACAACCCCGACGTTCACTCTGGAGAAGACCCCGAGTGGCAAGTACGCAATCGTTCACACTACGGACGGTGTAGTCGCTACGTACACGCGTAAGACTGACGCAATTCGTGGGGCAGACCGCAAGGGTATCTCTCTAGCGAATGCCTAGTAAAACCGTCGACTCGCTGGTGTCTGACATTTACGCCCTGCTGGACGAAGACACCAACCACGAGCCGTCGGAAGAGAATCTCGACTGGATTGCTGGTAGCGTCAAAGAGCTACTGCGTCGACGGCTTTCCAGTCGGGAGCGAGCAGCAGCAACGTTGAGGTTTTCGAGTCTCGGTAGGCCTGCCAGACAACTTTGGTACGCAGAACACGCGGCGGACAAAGCTGAACGATTGCTTCCTAAAACCCACTTCAAGTTCCTTTACGGAGACTTGATTGAGTTGCTGCTGCTCTTTCTTGCTAAGGAAGCCGGACATGAAGTCACTCACGAACAAGCTGAAGTCGAAGTGGACGGCGTTAAAGGACACTGTGACGCGGTTATCGACGGTGTTACGGTGGACGTTAAGTCCGCTAGTTCATATTCTTTCAACAAGTTCGTATCGGGTGCATTCGTGGAGAATGACCCCTTCGGCTACATCGGGCAAATCTCTGGCTATCGTGCCGCCCTCGGTACTGACAGGGCCGGATTTCTGGTGGCGGATAAGGTTCACGGCGACGTGGCTTTTTGTGAAGTTAGCCCTGCGGTGTTGGCCGCCAACAAGCCCGCACCAAGGATTAAGCATCTTCGTTCCGTCCTCGAAAGTGAAGTTGAACCTCCTCGATGCTATCCAGATAAGCCAGATGGTGTTTCAGGAAACCGCGTCCTCGATGTTGGCTGTTCATACTGCTCCTACAAATTCCACTGCTATCGAGACACCAACGGTGGTCAGGGACTTCAAGTTTACACATATTCGTCAGGACCGAAGTTTCTAACAAAGGTAGTTCGTGAACCCAAGGTTCCCAAAGAGGATTGGTAGTTGGGTTATACGAAACGCGAGACCAAAAACGAATACCAGAGAAACTGGCGGGCTAAAATGAGAAAGGACACGGGATACCGTGAACGAGATAAGCTCGCGGACCGGCGAAGACATCTTAAGAATGCCTATGGCATAACACTAGAACAATATGATGAGTTGTTGGATAAACAAAATCATCAGTGTGCCATATGTGATAAGCACACTTCGGAACAAAAACGAAACATGCACGTAGATCACGACCACTATACTGGTGAGATACGTGGTCTTCTTTGCGCCTATTGTAATCACAGGTTACTAGGTAGGCATCGGGATAGCACTCTTCTGCGAAAAATGGCAGAGTACCTTGAGCAGGGTACGGGGTGGTTTGTTCCTAAAAAGAAGCCCAAGAAAAGGAAGAAACCATGAGTAAAATCCTCACTTTCGATATAGAGACCCGACCTACAAAAGCATGGGTGTGGAAAGGCTGGCGCGAGAACATCGCACCGGTCCAAATTGAAGAGCCGGGGGGGCTGCTTTGTTTCTCCGCCAAGTGGCTCGGTAAGAAAGAGATCATGTTTTTCTCCGAGTGGGAACACGGCTATCTAGGGATGCTAGAGGCGGCTCGTGATCTTCTAGAAGAAGCTGACGTACTCATAACCTACAACGGAGAAAAGTTTGACTATCCGCATTTTGTCACTGAGTTTATCCTTGCTGGCGTCAGCCCTCCTCCTCCACCTAGCCATGTAGATTTATATAAATTCTTTCGTCACAAGACTAGGTTCTTCTCCAACAAGCTAGAACACATCGCGTCGATGCTGAACATCGGACACAAGATGGAGCACGAGGGGTTCGGCCTGTGGAAGAAGGTCATGGCAGGAGACGAGCAGGCACAGGCGAAGATGAAGAAGTACTGCGTCCACGACTGTCGTTTGACCGAGGGAGTTTACAAACGTGTTAGACCCTACATCACCAATCATCCTAACATTGGAAGCGGTCGTAGTTGTCCTAAGTGTACTTCTGCTCGTGTACACCGGAGAGGATTTAGACTGACGGCACACTACAAGACTGAACGGCTTCAGTGTCAGAAGTGTTTCGGATGGACTACAGGTAAAAGGACTAAGATTAGTTAAGTGGACAGGGAGACAAAACTGCGTATCGAAGACTACTTCGAAAGTTGGGAGCTTGCCGAGTTCTTGCAACTCCCAGTCTCCGAGCTAATCGACGCATTTGAAGATGAGATAGAGAGTGCATTAGATGACATCGAGGAACTCATGGGACTCAGACGAAACGAAAGAGACGAATGAGGAAGAGTATTACCACTGGGGACTCTCCGCTCCACATGCAAGTTGGTGGCCGCCACTACAAGAAGAACGCCATTCAACCCGTCGAATACATCCACGCCAACAGTATTGGCTACTTCGAAGGAAACGTGATAAAGTACGTGACGAGATGGAGGGATAAAGGCGGAATAGAAGACCTGAACAAAGCTCTTCACTATTTGGAGTTGTTGATTGATCTGGAAAAATCGAAAGTATAAGTCAGGAACCAAGTGGTGCGTGTGGAGATGGACAGACGTTGACAGCAAGTACATTACTAGACTGCACCTGTTGCAAACACCATTTGGCAGTATCATGCTTCACTGGATTAACAAGCCTGACCCGGAGCCTTACGACCACGACCATCCTGTAACGTTCTTGTCCCTTGTGCTTCGCGGAGGGTACTCAGAAAAGCGAAACGGAAAGACTCACGTAGTTAGCTGGTTCAACTTCATCCGAGCTAATGAAGAAGATCAACACACCATTATCTTCGTCAAACCTAACACACTCACTCTTTGCTTAATGGGTCCTAAAACCCGTGAGTGGGGTTTTCACAGACCAAATGGCTGGATTTACTGGAAGGATTATTACGCTGAAAAACGCAGCAGTTAGTCGCATCTATCACAGCAGGGAAGACCGCATTTCAGACCTACACTCCGACCCTGAGCGGGTGCAGTACGACGGAAAGGACGCCACTCGGGTTAACGAAGTCTCCGACACTCTCGACACCCACGAAGCCAACTTGTTCGTAGCTCTAGAAGAGTATCTCAACGAACTCGACAGGCCGGTGGACGAGGACAGCGAATCCCGTATGTCTTACGCCCGCAGGGAGGTGATCGAGAAGTGGGCGTACGCTCAGGCAGCCCTGAGTAAGGTAGCGTGGGTTCTTCGGTTCGACGGTAACGCAGCATACGAGAGACTGATCAACGCCATTCAGACAGGTGACACAATCGACATGAGGGGACTATGATGGGGGATGTTGATGTTTATGACGAGTTCAGAAAAGAACTTTTAGAAACGGTTTACCTCACAGAAGAAACCGCCGACGACGTTATAGCATTTCTTAATGATCGGGGAGTTCTGGATTATGATATGCTAAAAGAGATTTATCTGTATGGAGAAGACGAATAGACGACTATCAAACGTTCATTCACCGAAGTAGGTACGCACGGTGGCGAGAGGAAGACGGACGCAGAGAGACTTGGGAAGAGACGGTAGAGCGCCTAATTCAATATTACGTTAAGCAGGTGGGACTTAAAGATCAGTTTGGATATGAAGGAATTCATGCTGAATTGAGAACAGCCATTCTGAACATGGAAGTCATGCCCTCCATGAGGTGCATGATGACTGCCGGTCCCGCACTCGACCGATGTAACGTCGGTGCATACAACTGTGCGTACCTTCCCGTAGATAGTATCCGCAGTTTCGACGAAGCCATGTACATTCTCATGTGTGGCACCGGCGTAGGCTTTAGCGTAGAAGAAAAGTATGTCCAACAACTCCCGCGCATTACTGAGCAGTTCGAAGAAACCGACACAACTATTGTCGTTGAGGATAGTAAAGAGGGCTGGTGCAAGTCCTTCCGTGAGCTACTCACCCTACTCATTGCTGGTCGAATCCCCAAGTGGGACGTGTCGCGAGTACGACCTGCTGGTGCACGACTCAAGACGTTTGGAGGAAGAGCTTCGGGACCCGAGCCTCTTGTTCGACTTTTTGACTTCAGTGTGCGACTCTTTAAGGGAGGAGCGGGTCGTCGTCTGTCTCCCATTGAAGCACACGACTTGATGTGCATGGTCGCCGACGTCGTTGTAGTAGGCGGTGTCAGGCGGTCGGCAATGATCAGTCTAAGTGACCTCGGTTCCGAGGCAATGGCCACCGCCAAGTCTGGCGCTTGGTGGGAAGGCCACGTTCATCGCCAGCTAGCTAACAACTCGGCGGTGTACAATGGCAAACCAGAAGTCGGAGAATTCCTCAAAGAGTGGAAAGCCCTCTACGACAGCAAGTCGGGAGAGCGAGGTATCTTCAATCGAGACGCTTCTCGAAGGATCGTTGAAAAGCTTGGAAAACGCGATCCGAACTATGACTTTGGCACAAACCCATGCTCAGAGATCATCCTTCGACCTTTCCAGTTCTGCAACCTCACGGAAGTTGTTGTCCGACCTGAAGATAAAAGTAGCGACCTTGAACGGAAAGTCCGCCTCGCTACAATTCTCGGCACAATTCAGTCCACGTTCACGAACTTCAGATACCTTCGGAAAATCTGGCAAAAGAACACCGAAGAAGAGCGACTCCTAGGTGTTTCGCTTACTGGTATTGCTGACAATCGTGATCTTTTTAACGGAAAGATTGATCTAAATGGACTTAAAAGAGTTGCGAACGAAACTAACGCAGAGTGGGCGGACCGTCTTGGAATATCTCGAAGCGCTGCTGTTACTTGCGTTAAGCCTAGCGGAACTGTCAGTCAGCTTGTTAACAGTGCCTCTGGAATTCATCCTCGTTGGTCTCCATATTATCTTCGTTCAGTTCGCAATGACAAGAAAGACCCAATCACACAATTTCTTGTCGAATGCGGCGTTCCGTGTGAAGAAGATCAACGAAACTCTTCTACAATGGTCTTCTACTTCCCGCAGAAATCTCCTAGTGGGTCCGTGGTTCGGAAAGATTTGGAAGCGGTAGAGTTCCTTGAAGTTTGGAAAAAGTTTCAGCAAGACTGGTGCGAACACAAGCCGTCGGTTACAATCTCTGTTGCAGAGGACGAGTGGTTGGACGTTGCAGCTTGGTGTCACAGACATTTCGATCTGTTGTCTGGCGTTAGCTTTCTACCATTTGACCCAACCGAGTATCCGCAGGCTCCGTACCAAACTCTCACAGAAGAACAGTACGAAGAGTGGGTACGAAAAAGCCCCGCCCAAATTGACTGGACGAGGCTCTCAGAATACGAAAGAGAAGATAATACCACAGGAACACAAGAACTCGCCTGCGTCGCCGGATTTTGTGAGGTTTAGGGATAAGGAAACTTGGCTACTTTACGACGCCAAGCTGATGAACGACGGGGTAATTGTCAGACAGTGTTACCCCAACGATCAGAACATTTTCTTCCTAAGCTTCGAGGACTTCGAAAGTCAGTTCGAACCTAGCGATGCTCCGCAAGATTAAATGGGGTCTGATGGTCGAAGACTGTGCACCAAGACGTAAGCCGGAGATAAGCACAATCCTGTCGGAGTAAATATCTCGACTAATGGAAAGCTCCGGACCCTACTTATCCCACTTACCCGTACACAGCGCGGTATCGGCGAGGTCAAACAACAACGTTTCCTCGTCGTTACCTGCGTTGTTAATAGCGATTACGTTACCGAAGATGTCGGCCACAGGCCCGCCTGACGTACCAGCAGCAATCGGAAAGTTGTAAATTCTCATGCCGGAGCTGTCAAGGAAACTTGACACGTCTCCGGTTTTGCTGTGTCGTTTAGTCGAAAGCAGGTTGTTGTTCCGAAGGATCGGGGTAAAGAAGTCAGGCATCCCGAGAGACGACCATCCGTACGAAATGTAGTACTGGCCGGGATCAGGACGCTGGCAGGAATACCGGGTGTACGGACCGACGGACTCGGCTGCTTCAGTCATCAAAGCGAAGTCGTGACGCTTGTCCGTCTTGTACGTCTTCAACGGCTCACCAGTTGTCTTGTCTATGCACGTCTGATCTTCAGCCACGTGGTTAGCCGTGGCGATTACGTTCTTGGCAATCAGGAAACCCGTTCCTTGGTAAAACATGCCTCCGTCCGTACAATAAATCGCGTGGATGTTACTGAGGTTCATGGAAGGCGGGACGTCAACGTCCTTAGGCTGGAAAGTACTCGACGGCGTTAAAACCAACCCAATCAACGCCAACACACCACTAAGACCCAACGTACATTTTCCTTTCTGCTTCACGTCGTTTCACCAAACCGGGTAGAACTTTCCCGTTGTCGTGGACCCATCGTCCAAATTCCTTGGCGGCTCCTTCGTAGTCGCCTTTTTTGTGTTTATTTAAAAGAGTGGAGGACAAGAATTGCTTAGCCCCGAGATTGAAGACGAAATCTACCAACGCATCGAATTGTCCTTGAGTGCAAGGCAACGCGTTCTTGTTGACTACTTCAACGGATGCTTGCAGATCGCCCTTAAGGAAGGCGACAGCATCATTTGGACTGATCGTTTGGCCGGGACGCACGTTACGAGTATGTCCGTAGCCAATAGTCCATACGCCCCCGGTATCCTTGTAAGCCTTTAGACGACACCCCTCTGATCGTTTAACTAAGTCGTAGCAAGCCTCTGAGGGCTGCATCAACTTGACGGAGTTACTCTCAGCTAAAATAGGCCGAGAAACTTCTTCCGTTTTTTTCCGGGCGCGGCTTGCGGGACCTCCGCCGACTTAGGGGGCAGGATAGGAAGCACGTCGTTGGACGTCCCCTTGGCCTTGTCGTACGAGCGCATGGCCCCGAGGCCGAGCATCGCCATGAGAATAGTCTGAAGGAAGCCTAAGTCAGCCACTTGAAAGTGGAACAGCGGAGCGAACAGGGTGTTGTACAGAAGTGCCCCACCGCAGCCCCACCCGATGAACGGACGCCAGCCAGCAACGAAGACCGACCTGTTGTTGGCCTCCGCAATGTTAGTTTGGATTTGACCCATGTTCTCGTCGTGCTCTCGCTGTGCGTCTTGATCGGCCAGCTTAGCCAACTGAAGTTGTAGGTCCATCTTAGCCTGAGGATCGGGGACTACCCTGTCGATCACTTGGCCGAGGATGTTAGCAATGTCCAGAAACGGTATTGCCATGATTTACTTACTCCAAAAGTAGTGTATTAGTTCTAGTATTACTAGGCCGACGGGGCCGAAGAACCACAGGACACCCGCACCTTTGTTGCGAAGAGCCAGAAGGTCGTCCAGCTTCTTGTCCATCTTGTCCATCTTCTCTTCGAGGGTGGTCAGTCTGACTTCCACGGCTGTAATACGCTCCAACTCTGTTAACTTCACTGCCCACTCCAAATACTAGGATCGCTAAACGGGTCTTTAGTGGTCGGAGAGGCACCCCCCCACAAAGCAGGATCGCTGAACGGGTCTTTCGTCCCAGTCTTCGGCTCCTTAGGCTGATAAGTCTGTACTCCAACACCGAACATCGCAGCAGGACCGGCAGCTATTCCGGCTGCGTGATTGTCCTGCCAAGCCTGTCGAATGTCCTCTTCAACCATCGGGACGAACAGATTAATTGCTTCTTTCGTGGGGGTGATCTTCTGTCCGAACCTGTCCTTCGGAAGACTGAGGAGATCGTCTACGATACTGGCCATAGGCGACTCCTTGTTGCGCAAGAAGTCAACGACAGCATCGAAGCGAGTACCGTGTCCGAACTTGCCGTCTGTAAGTGAAGTCACGGCTCCGGTGGTTGGACTGACTTTCTCACCGGCTACCAGTACGGAAGCCAGTCGAACGTACTGCTGGTAGCCGCCCCACGGGTCGAACCGAGTATTCCCCACTTTAACCTTACCGAAGTCACTGCTCCTCGGGTCCACGTCGACTCCTAGGCCGCCCATCTTGGCGAGCCCCACAGCAGTTCCGACTATTCCCCCCATCTTAATCATGTTACTGATGTAAGCCCGACGGACTACAGGATTCAACGTCGTGTAGAAGCTCGGGTTAAAGAACCACGTAAGCATCTTCGCCCTCGAAGCCATGAGGCGTGGAGCGAACAACGTGGCGTTCAAGAGTTTGTAAGAGCCAGCCAGTTGGCCGAGAGAGCCTCTTCCGGTGGCGTTGTTAACGTACGTGGCAATGTCCTTCAAAGCTTTCGGACTCTCTCTGAAGTCGATACCGGCTGCGTACGACTGCTTAACTAGGCTGTCGAAAGTGTCGGCACGGAGCTTGTTGAGGAAGGCGATGTACGCCCGTTCTGAGTACTTGACGTGAGGAAGCTTTTCCGCCCAAGTAGAAAGGAACATTTCCTCTCGGTCGTCGAGAATTCGACTGACCTTGGTAATGGCCAATCCCGAACGCTGCATCAGCGGAAACGTAGGGCGACTGGCGATTTCGTTCTGTACGGCTTCGAAGCCTTCTTTCCCCATCGACTTGAACATCGTGAAGAAACTCTTCCAGAACGCCTTAGTACCGATTAGGTTGATACCCTGACGAAGTGGTGCAGAAAGGTCTCCCGAAGCTCGAAGGGCACGGCTGGCTGAAGAGGCGTTCAGGATGAAGTCGTTGAACTTCTCTCCGAACTCTCGCTTATCTAGAATCGCCTTGATTACTTTGTCGGGGAAAGCCTCGGCCAACAGACGGAGTTCACCGTGGGTCGGTACTGAACCTTCGAGGAGTTTCTTCAACCCGGCTTCGGCGTGTACTTTGTCGAAGTCTCCGAGACGGGGGTGTTCCTCAATGATGTCGTTCAGGCGGTTGATCTCTTCTTGGGAGAACTGTCCTCGAACACCTTCGTAGTCAACTTTAGGAAGATCGCCACCGAGAGCCGAGAGGCGGGCACGAACTCTGTCCTCGCCGGAAGTCATCTTCGCGGCGTCTTGCATGGCCTTCAGTCGCTTGGAGCGTTCTTTGTGGTACAGGCTTTCCTGCTGCTCACGAAGAGGCTTGGCGTTCTTTACAGTGAGGGCGAGCTTGTCAGTCAGCTCTTCGTCAGAGCGAGAGACAGGGGGCTCTTCACCACCGTCAGTCGGACCTGTTCCATCACCGCCCGAAGGTGGTTCATTCGGAGGCTCTTGTCCGCCACTTCCGAAGCCCTCCTTATCTAAATCGGCTTTGGCTGTGTCTACCTTGTCTTGCCAGTATTTGTGAACTGCTTCGTCAGCATGATCCAGAGCTGCCTGAAAATCATCAGGTGACATTGTGAACTTGCGACCAGTTCCGCCCCTTTGGCGAATCAAAGCCGAATTGTAATCGTCTGGCTGTTGGAACTGCGACATGTAATCTTCATGCGCCTTATCCCAAACGTCCTTAGCTCCAGCAATGTTTTCGGGCGTATTAACCCTATTCTCCAGCTCCAAATCCATTGGAGACTTGCCTTCGACATCATTAGCCGGAGCGGGAGGCTCTTCAACGTACGGAGTGTACTTCTCGTAACCGGTGTTATCTACCGGCTGAGTGGGAACTGAGGCATCCATGTCCTGCCGTTCAGCAGGGGTTAGAACATTTTGGGACTGAGATTCGTCAGAAAATTGACGGCCGATTCGATTCAACTGAGCATCAAACTCTTCTTCAGAAATTCGTCCCGCTTTATAATTAGCTTCTAATTGATCTAAAGCACCATCCCATTTAGTTCGAGGGTGTGTTTCTCCTGACCTACCCACAGCATCAATTTGGTCCTGAAGAGTTTCAAAAGGATGTCCAAAGCGCCCTTGAATAATGTTGTCGTCCGGAATTTGCGTAACAGACGCAAGGTCTTGTAGGTCTTCCGCCTGCTTGTTCCCCAACGCCGAGGCAATGTCCTCTGACTCCATAGAACGGACCGGACCACCAACACTTCCACCTTCGCCTGGCTGACGAGCACCGTTGGCTACGTAGTTCTGCGTCTCGTGGGGGGCGTGGGAGTACCAGTCGTCTCCGTACTTCTTAATAGCCCTGTCGAGATTTCCTTCACCCCAGTTGTACGCAGCGAGAACCTTGTCGGTGTCACCGCCGTACTTACCGTTTAGAGCGGCCAGCTTCTGACGACCTACTCGGGCTAGGTCAGTCTGATCCTTTCCGTTCCACGGACGAATACCGTATCCCGGCTGACGAGCCGTCTCCGGAGTAACCTGCATCACTCCCATCGCCCCGGATTTCGGATTGACCTTCGGGTTGTCGAGGGTTCCACCTCTTTCGAGGTCTTCTACCGTACGCACGAGAAACGAGAAGTTAGGGTAGGACGCACCGCGAGCGATCATCCGAGCGGGGCTGCTGAAGTACGCGTGGGCACCCGGAGCCGCAATACCGGCTGTCAAACCGGCCAAAGTAGCTAGGGTGTTGTTTCCAGTTAGGTCGTACGTACCCAGGGCGGCTGCACCACCGGCGGCACCGGAAAGCAAAGCGGGCACAGCAGTTTCCGGCCCACCCCCCATCATGGCGTCAGCGATACCGCGACTGATGTTGTTGGCGTACTCGTCAACTTTGTTCTTAGGCTTAGGGGTTTGGCCTTTGGTGTACTTGTCTTCAGCCTCGCTGAACGACTTCTGGACTGCCTGAGAAATCGGACCAGTTCCCGGGATACTCATGGCAGAGAGATTGCCCCGCCTTAGGTATGCACCGCTCTGAAGAATGTCGCCTAGGAACCCAAGGGTATCCGGTACGGCGTGAACCGCCCCTTCACCAATGTTGGCGAGGGTGTTAGTTACGGAGTCTGCCAGCCGCCCTAGAGCAGTCTTCTTTCCACTTTTGTTGTCACCCCAAATGTCGGGGTCGTCCCAAAGACTAGCCAAGTTTTACAGGTATCCTATCGGATGAAGGTTTCCGTCTGAACCACGCTCGAAACGCATCCAACGACCGTTGTGGAACTTCAGTCCGCGTTTTCCGTCAGGGCTGATCTTTGCAAAGCCCTCTGCGGGATCGACCGGCAGACCGTACTTCCTAGCGATGGTGTCGTTCTTGTTCTTAATTGACTGTGCCTGATTGGCTGCACTCTGATCGAGACGCTGCTGCCCCTGACTAGTTCTGGCAACACGGGCGTCAATCCTGCTTTCCGTATCGGCACCAGTCTGCTCAAGCCTCATTTCGCCTTGATCGAGGCGTCTGTCGCCCTGATCAAGTTTGCGTTCGCCCTGCTTGATGCGCTCAGCCTGAGGCACGGACATCCCACCAGCAACAAACGAGTTAACGTCGAAGTCGCTGTAGTTTTCAGGTAGTTCAGAACTCAAGTCAACACCGCTGTTGTTCCCAAAAGCGATGATTCTCTTTCGAAGCGTTGGCCAAATTTGCTGAGCCTTAGTGGGGTCTTTGTAGTTACTGAGTGTGTTAGCCATGCTGGCAGCACGGTCCCTAACGTACTTGTCTACAATTAGGTTCTGCGCTCTGAGGCTTTTGTCAACGTTCATTTGCTGACGCTGGTTGTCTACGTACCTTTCTTGAAGATCAAGAGCCAACTTAGGGTTGAACGTCGCGATACGTCTGATTACCTGTTCAGG